TCAAGAAAATAATTCTCTGACACGTTGACCTTGCTCTTTTTTATGTTCGTCGAGCAGATGGGAATAAATATCAAGAGTAATAGATATTTTATAATGTCCTAATCTTTTACTTATATACTCGATTGGTATTCCTTTCGAAAGTAAATACGATGTGTGAGTGTGTCTTAATGCATAAGGTGTTATTGAATCGTCTTTTAAACCTACTTCTTTTTTTGCATGATTAAATGCTTTAGATACAGCACTATGACTTAATTTGAACAGTTTACCATCAACACGCTTAGGTAACTTAGCCAACTTAGATTTAATAAGTTTTATGTCTTTTTGAGCAACTTCTACAAAGCGATCAGCATTGGCTGATTTAGTACCTCGTAAATGTATAATGCCTTCTTTCTCATTTAAATCTATATCTATCATATTTATTGCATCGCTATATCTAGCTCCAGTAATTGCTAAAATAAAAAGAAAAATATAACTTTCTTCATTTCGTTTTTTAAAATATTCAATCAAATTTTCGTATTGTTTTATTGTCATAAATTTTGTAGCTTCTTCTTTTGATTTTTTCGTTCCTTTGACTTCCACATTATAGGTAGGGTCCTTTTTTAAATAACCATCATATAATGCATCACGCAAACAACGAGATAAACAGCCATGCACTTTTCGTACAGTTTCATCAGTATGACCCTCACCGTAATCATTTAAAAATTTCTGATACTCTGTTCGAATAATATTTTTTATTAACATACCTGCACCGAAATATTTTTCAAACAAAATAATAGAACGTTCATACCAATAATATTGGCGCTTAGATAAATTTTTCTTATTTTTTATCACAAGCCAATCATTGTAATACTCCTTAAATGTTTTATCGTCAATTGCATTTCCATCTTCTAAATCGCGTATCAATTGTTGTGCTGCATTAACCGCCTCAGCTTTAGTTTTGAATCCTGATTTACGTTTCTTGCCTGATTTAAAAGAGGGGTGTTTGACGTCGTATTGCCAGGACGATGACGTTTTATTTTTACGTTTTGTTACTGTAAATGATGCCATTTTGTAGTTCCTCCTCAAAAAAAGTAAAAAATAATAAGGGTACGGCAAGGTACCCATGTATATTATTCGAAACTTGAAACTATAAGACTTTTCACTTTACCCTCATCGTCTAGTGATAAAGTGACGTAATAATCCTTATTTAAAGTAAGATATTTCCAATTTTAAACCATAATTTTTTTCTTTTGTTACTATCTTTTCTTCAATATAATCAAATTCTTTATATTTTCCACCATAAATATAGGCTGTACAATCAACTATGTTATCTAAATAATCGTTTAAGGATTCTGCATTCTCTTTAGGAATATATCCAACAGTGAATTTACCGTACTCGTTAGAAATCATAACCTTTATAGCATTAGAATCATAAATGTTATTTGGTTCTTTTTTTAAATAAACTCCCGGAACACTTTCGTAACTAGCTATTTCAAATAATTCACCGCCTAATTCCAGTTCCTCTATTAATTCGTTTCCTCTTAAATCTTCATACAAGAAAATAAATTCTTCGTTCTTTTTCATAGAATTTATCATTTTTTTCAATTTATTACGTCTATTATCGTAATTTAAACCAACTACGATAAAGGATTCACGAAGAATGTTGTCGGTCGTTTTCTCGTCATTTATTGAATCATGGTTTTCCACATTGTTTTGTGTTACAACAGGGGAATTGTCTTTTATTTGTTGAAATTCTGAATGGTTAGTATATAAGTTTGTCGCTAACGAATCTTTGTTTGATTTTAAGTTATTTAATTCTTCTTTTAATAATTCGATTTCTTTTTCTTTAGTACGTAATAAATCTTTTTGTGTTTCTAGAGTTGTTTTTTGTTCGTCCAGCGCTTGAGATAAAACTTCTATAGCTATCACAGATTCAACATTAGTAAATTTAAAAATTAAATCCTTAGATGAATTGTCATAAGTTAAATAGATGTTATTAGATGTGAAAGTTTTTTTAGATGTCACAGAATTTATATCAGACCATGGAATTACATATATAAAATCCTTTTTCTCACACACGAAGGCTATCTCTTTAAGAGAAGATATAATCGAACCGCTATATTCAACTCCCTGGAAATTTGTTGTTCCCGTTGTTTCTATAATAGTTTTAAAATCAGCGAATTTATCCAAAAAATATTTCTTATCCCTTTGTTTAGCTTTCATAAATGACCATCTCCTTACAGTATAACTTTTCCCGCTACTTTAATATCGTGACTACTATCAAAATGTAAGTCAGGATATTTTGAGTTCAACGAAACTAAACGTATTCCTTTTTCGTTGATAAATACCTTTTTTAAATAAGCTTCACCATCAATAACAAAGATACCGATTTGACCACTATTAATTTGTTTCGTTTTATCAACAAAGATAATCTCTTTATCTTCAAACATAGGCTCCATTGAATCACCGTTGACCTGCAATGCAAAGTCGTGATTAGGTATGTGTCCGTTGTACTGTGTTGTGAACTCTACACCATCTATTAACGTTTCTCCGGTACCTGCTGAAGCATAACCATAAACGGCGACCTCTTCTGATACTATGTTGTTTGAATTGATATGTAAGACTTTGTTGTTTTGTTCATCTAATTGTTCAGTAGCGTAGTCTAATACACGCTTTTGACGGGAAGGTGTGAGTTGGATTAATGTAGTTATTGAGTCGCTAACTAACGTATCATCAATCCCCATCAAGTTTTCTGGTTTAATATTTAACCCTTTACAAATTTTAATTATATTTTCTACTTTAGCATTGAACACTCCTCTTTCTAATATAGAACGAACTGTCGTATAAGCTAACCCTATTTCTTCTGAAAAAGCTTTAACCGAACCGGATTTTAATTCCATTAAATGTTTTAAATGTTTTTCTTTTTCCAATTTTGGTTACCTCATTTCTAAAATATACTTATATAATAACATGCGAAAAATCGTATATCAAGGCAAAGGAAATAAAAAAATACGAAAATTAGTATTGACTAGGCACGAAATTTCGTATATAGTGTACTTAAGCACTTCGGCAGTGCTAATTTTTAAAATTTCAAATACGAAAATTCGTATAATTGGAGGAGGTACAATGTTGACCAATTTAGAAAAAGTTAGAAAACAGAATAAAGTATCTCTGGTGGATATCGCAGACTTATTAGAGGTTCGATATCAAACGGTATCAGATAAGATTAACGGTATTTCTGATTTCAAATTTGGAGAAGCGTTACTTATTAAAAATACTTTCTTTCCAGAGTATGAAATTGAATATCTGTTTTCAAGAGAAAAAGAAAAAGTCACAACTTAAAGGAGGACACTATGAACGAAGAAGAAAAAAATAAATTTCTATCAATATTGAATGACAGCAATTATCGAATGACCATTGCAAGTTTACTGATAATAGCAATGGAAGAAAGAGATTCTAATTTCAATCGGTCAGTCGGCTATCTCATAAATTCTTTAAACGAAAATAACCGACCAACAGAAGAGGCTAAAACAAAATCGATATTACCAACGCTGTTATCGATACTAGCAATGACAATGTCGATAGTAGCAGTGGTATTGCAAATTTTAAATTAAAGTTTTCGAAGAATTCTCTACCTTCATCAGAGATATAGACGTAATCGTCATGAATAGGAAAATAACCGTCAAAATCCACAATTTTTTGATAGATGTAATTTTTGTTTAATAAACGATCAGTAGTTCTATTATCTTTGTATTTCAATTGGCCTTTAAGGTAAAGCGAAAACAAGTAACAGTACATTTTAAAACTCATACTTCTCACCTCCTTTCGCCAGGAGATAAGAAAAGTATAGCACAACGAAATTTAAATAAGGAGAAAAGAAAAATGGAATTTATCGGATTTGCAGATGCACAAGAATTTATCAAAATTAGCGGTATTTCTGAATGGCATCTTGAACATGAAGTATATGCAAATGCAGATTTCAGAAAGACGTGTATGTTCAGATTCGGAAAAGGCGGTAAACGCTATATCGAGATTGAACCAGCGCTTAAATTTATTAAAGAAAACATTTTAATCAGAGAAACGGACTTATAAGGAGGTGATTAAAATGAAAAACATTATTGCATGGTTCATGACGGTTGCCGTCGCATTTGTACTAGGTACAGCGCTTGCTTTTGTAGGTGTGTACTTTACCACAATCTTATTTGTGCTAACTGTGGTTGAAATCATCACATACTACGGTACCTACTACACAATCGAAGCATTAAAAAAGACTGAGTGCTAGCTGCAACTAGCAAACAGTCGAAGTAATAAAAAATATTTTTTTATGGATTAATTATACCACAAATCATAGGAGGAACCATCATGTCAGAAAAAATCAAAGTATCCTACACAGAATTTAAAAATTTAATCGCTTCTGAAACTAAATTAGAACAGGAAAATCAGGAGCTTAAAGAAAGAATTGAGATTTTAGAGGGTCTTTATAAATTTAAGTCCGAAGAAGCCGAAAAATTAAAGAGAGAATTAGACAATTGGACTCTCGAAGATCACGAGGAGGAACCCGTATTTTGACTAAATCAGAAGCTTTAAAAATAGCAAATCACATCAACAAGTTGATTTATAAATCCAACAAAACAGCTTCATTAAGATTTTCAATGAGAAACGGAAAACCCGAAATTTCATTCATATATGTCGTCGAATTTGGACGTGCTAAACATATAAAAATTTCAAAATGGTTCACCGAAGAACTCGTTGAAGAAGCAATTAAAGAAATTGAAAGAATTTTGAAAGAGGAGGCGTCATTTGATGAGTAATTTATTTGACCTTAATCAAAACGAACTCACAATTTTAGAAATGCTGGAAAATGAAGAATTAAGTTTTGATGATGTAAAAGACACATTAGACGCAATTCAAGACGAGCAAAAACGTAAATATGATTCTATGCAAAAGATGGTTCTATCGTTAAAAGGTGATGTAAATACATTAAAAGAACGTGAGACGGCACTTAATAAACGTCGTAAATCATATGAAAACAAAATCAAATCACTTCAAAATTATATGCTTGAATCAATGAAGTTTAAAGGCGAAACGAACTTTAAAACTCAGGAATTCACATACTTCATTCGTAAATCTGACTTAACTCAGATTGATGACGAAAGTGCAATACCTGATAAGTACAAAGTAGAACAAGCGCCTAAAATAAACAAAACGCAAATAAAGAAAGACATTAAAGCAGGAATTGAAGTTAAAGGTGCATCGCTCATCGAGAATGAAAGTTTAGGGGTGAGATGATTGGAAGTATGGAAACCAATTTTAAACTATGAGGGTTTATATGAAGTGAGTAATACAGGAAAAATAAAGAGTTTAAAGAAAAGTATCATCATGAAACCACCTACAAATAACAGTGGTTATAAAACAAAGGTCAACTGTGGGGTTGGTTACAGGAGGATGCATCATGACATTTAACATAAAACCAGCATCAGAAATACAAAAAAAGAAAATAACTTATTTATTATATGCACCTCCTGGAACCGGTAAAACACATACGATCAATTTTTTAGAAGGTAAAACATTATATATATCTGTAGATAAAACAGAATACCCACTAAGAAATAATCCGGATGTAGATATTTTAGATTTTAATACTCACGAGGCTTGGAATGAATATGCTGAACTAGCAAAGTTTTTAAAAGAATCAGACTTATCGAAGTACGAAAATATAGTAATAGATAACATTTCTGAATTGTTTAGAGCGATGTTAGCAAATTTAGGAAGAGACGGACGAAATCAAAGAGTCCCAGAAATGAGACATTATCAACAAGTAGATTTCTTCATAATTGACAGTTTTAGATTTATGCAATCACTGGGCAAGCGTCTCGTTTTTTTAGCGTGGGAAACCACAGAAGAATTTCATTCGGAGGGTGGTCAAATTCTCACTAAAACTGTGCCGGATATTCGGAAAACTATACGTGATAATATCGCAGGACTGTGTCAAGTAGTTGCAAAATTGAAGTATAACGAAAAGACAGAAACAAGAGGTTTTTACTTACAAGCTACAAATAGTATTTACGCTAAAAATCAGTTAGATAGCAGAAAACATTGTCTGCAAGATGAATTATTTAACGTTGGCGGGGAGGTGGTCAACAATGGCGACTAACTTCCAACTGAGAGATTACCAAATTGAATTAATTAATGGATTATATGATTCGATTGGAAAAGGTAATCAAAACATTATGGTACAGTCGCCTGCCTGAATGCAGGAAGCGGTAAGTCTGTCACCATGTCAGAGGTAGCAAGGCGTGCGACTGACAAAGGCAATAGAGTGCTGTTTTGCGTACACAGGATAGAGTTAGTGAACCAAATCAAAAACACGTTTCGATTAAACAATGTTGACATGGATCTATGTCATGTCGGAATGGTTCAAACAATCAAGAATCGTGTCAAACGTGGTGCAGAACCTGAACCGTCAATCATCTTAGTGGACGAAGCGCACCACTCATTAGCAAAAACGTATCTCGATATATTCGAGGCGTTTCCCGACGCGTATGTGTTTGGCTTCAGCGCAACACCATGTAGATTAAACGGTAGAGGTTTTACAGACGTGTTCACTGATTTAATACCTGGTAAAACAGTTAAATGGTTAATCGACAACAAACGATTAGCACCGTTTAAATATTATTCGGTGAATTTGCTCGACGCTAATCAATTAAAAACAGCTAGCACAGGTGACTACCGTTCTGATTCAATTACAAACGCGATGAAAACGACAATTTATGGTGATGCCGTTGAAAACTATAAGAAGTTTGCTGACGGTAAGAAAACTATTATCTACACTCACAATGTTGAATCGAGTAAGCAGGTTGCAGAAAAGTTTAATCAATCAGGTTATAAAGCGTTGCAAGTTGATGGTAAAACACCTAAATCTGAACGTGATGCAGCAATGGCAAAATTCAGAAATAACGAGGTTAATATACTCGTTAATGCCGAGTTGTACGGCGAAGGTGTAGACGTGCCAGATTGTCACTGTGTCATACTGCTACGCCCTACTAAATCACTGACGTTATTCATTCAGCAGACTATGCGTGCGATGCGTTATCAAGAAAACAAGACAGCAATCATCATAGATCATGTAGGCAATTATCTTACACATGGGTTACCTACAACCGAGCATGACTGGCATGAGCATTTTAAAGGCGTTGATAAAAAGAAGCGTGAAGAGAATACTGTTATGGCTAAACAATGCCCAGAATGTTTTAGTGTAGTAGCTTCTACACACTCGGAATGTCCATATTGCGGGCATGAATGGAAATCAGAAGAGCAAGCATTACAACAAGATTCAGAAACAGAATTAGAAGAAATTACAGAAGAAACATTTATCAAATTAAATTTTAAAGAACCTAAAGACTGCAAGAGTATGAAAGAGTTATACGAATTAGCTAAAAACAGGGGTTATAAACCTGGTTGGGCATACTTTCAAGGCAAACATTTAGGACTAATCAAATAAAAAGGAGATTTTAAATTATGACAAACTTTACTTTAAATATGGAGGATACTTTCGATGGAGGTATCCAAGATGGGACTTATGAAACGGTGATTACAAAGTGTGAGGAAAATGTAACGCCAGGTGGAGCAGAACACGTAGACATGCGCTTAACAATCAGAAATGACGTAAATCAAAAATATAAAAATAACGTTATTTTCCATAAGATTTGGAAAGCAAAAGCAACTGGTAAATACGACATGCGATTTTTCAACACAATCGGTGCAGCGGCACAATTGCAACAAGGTAAAGCATATTCGTCAATTGAAGAATTATTCAATGACTACTTAGGCAAACCAGTTAAAGTCACAGTTAAAAACGAAACTTCAGAATATAACGGCAACACTTATGAAAATCTAAACGTTAAACGTTGGGATAAAACAGCGTTACCGGAAATGACACATCAATTTAAAACTACCGAAGACGGTGAGAATCCATTTGCAGGTGGAGAAGTTAATGTTGATGATGACGACTTACCATTTTAATTCGTAAATAAAAACAAGGAGGGTTATTATGTACGACAATATACCTTACGAATTAAAAGAATTAGATCGTTGGTGTTGCTTCAAGATTGAGCAAGGTACAAACGGGCGTAAAACAAAACGCCCTTATAACCCCCTTACCAATCAAATGGCGAAGTCCAACGACGAAAATACATGGGTATCGTTCGAAGATGCCGCAAGTCTATCTATCAATTATGACGGTATTGGTTTTTTCTTCAAAGAACCATATATCGGTGTCGACCTAGATGGTGTCGGTAAAGAAATTACCGAATATTTAGAAAATGAAGAAGCCGAAAACATTGTTTCGGAATTTATAGAGATACTCGAAACCTATGCAGAAATCAGTCCATCGGGAAGCGGTATTCACTTAATTGTTAAAGGTGAATTACCTGCAAAAGGTCGCAGACGTGGCAATGTAGAAATTTATAATCATGGTCGATTCTTCACGATGACAGGCAAACACATTGGTGGATATAACCGCATTAACGAAGATGAGATGAATAAACTATCCTACTTACACAGTAAATACATTCTAAAGCCTGATACAGAAAAGAAAATTATTAACACCAACAAAGGATTCGGCAATGATTTATCAATAGAACAGATTATCGATATTGCTAAAAAATCTAAAAATGGTTTACGTTTTACTACTCTATACGAGGGGGATTGGTCACAATTCTACTCATCACAATCAGAAGCGGACCTCGCATTCTGTAACGACCTAGCGTTTTGGACCGCACGTGATCCACACAAGATGGACGCGATTTTCAGAAAATCAGTGTTATACCGTGATAAATGGGATGAAACTCGTGGTGAAGATACGTACGGCAATATCACAATTTCAAGAGCAATAGAAAGTTGCAGCAACGAGTTTATTCCTGAAGTTTCACCCGATAACGATTTTCAGATTTATGTCATGGAGCAAGACGTTAAGCCTGCAAAGAAAGACAAGCGTTATTCATACGATGACACGGGCAACGCTGAACGATTACGTGATTATTACGGCGATTACATTCGATACAACTACACAGCAAATGCATGGTTTTACTATGACGGCAAGCGTTGGAAAAAAGACGATGCAGGTAAGATGAAGCATCTTGTGGATAAAGTTGTGAATAAGTTGAAAGACGAAAAATTGTACATCAGTGATGATGTGGACGAAGAAGATATGAAGAAGTACCGATATCGACACTGGAAAGATTCACGTAACCACAGTAAAAAAGTGAACATGATGAAAGAATGTCAGCACTTGTTGCCGATTCATCATCATAATTTTGATACGGATTTCACACTTTTTAATACTCAAAACGGTTATATCGATTTAGCTACCGGAATGCTACACGAACATGAGAAAAACAAATTCTTTACAAAAATGAGTAACACAGAATACACAGATAATGCTGATTGTCCGATATGGTTAGACTTCCTAAATGACATATTTTTAGGAAGACAAGAATTAATTGATTATATCCAACGAGCAGTCGGTTACTCATTATCAGGTTTCACATCAGAACAAGTGCTATTTGTTTTATACGGTAATGGTCGAAATGGTAAATCAGTATTTTTAGACATCATGAATGAAGTTTTTGGAGATTATGCAACGAACATTCGACCACAAGCAATCATGGCCGGTAAAAATAATTCTGACGCATCACCTGAAATCGCCAAACTCGATGGCGCTCGATTCGTTACTACTACAGAACCGAATGAGGGTGACCGATTTGACGAGGGATTATTAAAACAATTAACCGGTGGTGACAAGGTGTCAGCACGACGATTATACGAAAACGAATTCGAGTTTACACCACAGTTGAAACTTTGGATGGCAACGAACCATAAGCCATATGTTAGAGGCACTGACGAGGGAATATGGCGAAGATTCGTCATCATACCATTCGAAAAGCAAATACCGCTTCATGAAGTTGATAAGGATCTAACACAGAAACTTAAAAAGGAACTGCCTGCAATCATTAAGTGGTGTGTTGACGGTTACCTTGAGTGGCAACGTCTCGGACTTGCTGAACCAAAAATCATCAGAGAGCAGAGAGAAGAATACCGTACAGAAATGGACCCTATTGAGATGTTTTTAGATGAGTGTTGTAGAAAAAGAAGCGAAACATCAAGAGTCAAAGGTAGTTTACTATTTCAGGCTTACGATATGTGGGCGAAAGAGAATCATCAGTACCGTATGACTAGTACTAAATTCGGTAAAGAAATGAAGAAAAAAATAAAATGGAAGCCCTCAAACGGAATTCAATATTTAGGAATAGAACTTTTGAAAGAGTACAACCCTAATTTTATAAAACTCAACTTGTAATTTTACATTGTGGAAGGGTTATTGGAATAGTTTTGGAAGAGTTTTAGAAAAACCCTTCCAGTCTTAAAACGTTGGTATAAAGCCTTTTATATTACTTTTATTTCTTATTTGGAAGAGTTGGAAGAGTAATAAAAGAAAAGTAAATAGATAAAAAGAAATAGAAATAGTATTTAAAAAGTTTCCTGAAACCCTTCCAACTAATAAAAACTCTTCCAAACCATTGGGAGAGTAAGGAAGTAGCGATATTTTAACTACTCCTAAACCCTTCCAACTATTACGGAGGATACAAATGACAGAACAAGACATTCAAAACTTAATCAGAATCGCAGTGTCAAAAAATAATATGATTTTCAGGGCTAATGTTGGAAAAGTAAAAACAGCAGATGGAAGAATCTTTGATACAGGGTTGCCGCCAGGTTTTTGTGACCTATTCGGTTTTAGACCAGACGGAAGAATATTTTTTATTGAAGTAAAAAAACCAGGTGGCAAAGTTAGAGAGGTGCAAAAACACTTTATAGAAGTTGTTAAACGTAACGGTGCTATTGCAGGCGTCGCATACAGTGTGGAAGATGCCCTGAAAATTATCGAGGAGGGCTAATCATGAATTGTATTTTTGGAAAGAAAGCACAGAAGTATACAGAAACAACAGTTGACTACTATGACGAGCTGAAAACAAAAAGCGCTTATCGAAAATATAAAAACAGTCGCAAAGATAAATCGCACTTAGATAAATATCCGCAGTTCGTTAAACCAAGCAGATTTTACAATTATTTACTTAGCAAGGTGATGTGGAGATGAAAATTAGAAGCGTAGACAGACGAATTGTATTAACTGATGACCAAGTTAAAGCTATGGAAAAGAACGGATTAAAACGCAGCGACGTATACAACAGGATATTTGGGTTAAATTGGCCTGTTGATAAAGCAGTCAGTAAACCGGTAAGGGGGCGTAATTAATGGAAATTAAAGAATTGAAAATCGGTGATGAGGTGCAAGTTGTATTTGGTTCACAACGTATGAGAGATGCAGATGATGAGAAATGGGTTTATGAGCCATATTTTGAGAATGGAACAGTTGCCAGCGTGGGCGAATACGGTAAAAATGCGAAAGTCGAATTTAAAGACGGTAGCTTTACTATTATCGATGAAGACACAGAGTGGTACCTGATTCCAAGCAGCACGGAAGTTGCTACACACGAAGCATCGGAAATAAAGAAACCACATCATTATATGTTCGAAAATGGTACTGAGGCCATCAAAATTATCAATATGATTGTGAAAAGGTATAAACAATCGATTGTCGCAGCACAAATCTATAACGCAATAAAATACATCATTAGAGCGCCTTTTAAAAATGGGATTAAAGATTTGAAAAAAGCAAAAGAAAGTATAAATTTTGCTATCAAATTTTGGGATAACAAAGAGATGGAGTATAAAGAATGACAGACAAGCCACAAGCAAAATCTTACTTAAAACAATACTTTGGTACAAAGCGTTATTTATATCAAGACGGGCGTAAAGTAGCGCATATGCACGTTGTTAATGGTGTGTATTTGTTGCATGGTCATTTCAAAACTAAATTCACAAGATTGAAATTAGAGTTTGATAATAAGCAAGAATTTTATGACTATCTTAAAAAACATGAATTACATTTTGAAGAATCTAAACAGTTAAGTTTTTTTGAGGTGTGATAAATGATTTTATCTAACAGTGTAAGACAACGCTATCGCACTGATACAGCAGGCAAATCAGCGACAGAAATTAATCAGGAATTATGCAAACGTGGCGTAAAAGGTTTTGTTGTTAATGTGAATCACAATCGCGTAACGATGTTAGTAGAGAGACGTGATGTAAAACGGAATAAGGAGTGTATGAGATGAGTACCAATTTAGAACAAGCGTTTTTAGGTCGTGTTGAGTTAATCGAGAATAAACCGTTGTTTGATGGTGTTCAATATATCTTTAAGACAGTTACAGGTAAAAAGCTAAGTGTGGTTAGACACAAATTTTCACACGGAAATGAGATTGGGCAAGGATTATATGAACTTGCAGATATAACGAACGGAAAAGTTGATGTCGTTCAAGGTTATTTGACACCAGAAAGAGTGATTGAAATTTTAAAGGAGGAACGATGATGAAAATTAAAACTAAAAAGCAAATGACGTTACCACAGTCGATTGAATGGGCGTGGGAGAACGGTATTAAGAATAAAGGTTTTGTTGGAAGTAAAGGTGGGAGAGTGGAATTTGACTCTAAAGGTTGGTTCAAAACTTTAATGATTGTAGAACCGGACGAAATTTTTACTATCGAAGTCGAGGAAGAAATCACGGAGAGAACTATAATCCCTAATTTATTAGAAGTGTATGAGTTTGAGGGAGAATTAGTTTTTTTACCTCAAAAAGAAAAGACTATAAAAGACCTGCTAGAAGAATCTGCCCTTGAAGAAAATGTTACTACTAAAACTTTCTACCTTATACACGATGATGGGACGCTAACGTTAGTTTGGAAAGACGGAAAATTGGTGGAATAAACATGAAAAAATTATTAGGCAGACTCTCAAAAATGGAATATACAATCGAACAGGTTAAATCAGAACGAGATTCACTTATAAAAGACATAGCTAACCTGCGTATGCAGCGTGATGACTTGCGCAAAGAATGCGATGAGCTTATTGTAAGTAACCACAAAATTATTCAAGATAATGCTAAGTTACAACAACAGAAAGAACATTATAAGGAAATTTGGGGCTCTTTAAGGAAGGAATATTTTGAATCATACAAGCGTGATATTTCACTGCCTACGCATGAAAGAAATGTAGTAAAAGAACAACAAAAATTATCATTCTTGTATATGATGGATATTTTGGAAGATACTACACACCTACAAGAGTTTTTAGATGAAATGGAGGACGAGTGAGATGGAAGAATTTGCCACTAATGATTTAAACATTCACATTCAACAATTAAAGGAAAAAAATATAATCAGTACAGAAGACATATCAGACGGTTATCATACTTTCGGACAATTGTATCACGATAGAGCAGTTCTATTTGCAGTAATCCTGAACACATATAAAGGAAAAGCTTGGAAATCGAAACAACATGATGACGGAACAATGTTTGACGGAATGTTTATTGTTGGCATCACAACACCACAAGGACATTACACATATCACTATGATTTAGAGTATTGGGATATTTACAATGTTAAGGAAGTAGAAAAAGCGCCAAAATGGGACGGACATACTCATGAAGATATTAATAGATTATTCGGACTAATTAACAATTAAAACAAGGAGGAAACAAACAATGACTAATCAATTAACAGTAGAACAGTTAGAAGAATTACTAACGATACAAAACGAATTCGACGATAGAATACCGACATTAAACCTAGATGATAGCAAGATTGCATACGTGGTTGAGTTTTTCGAATGGTTTAACACGTTGGAGACGTTTAAAAATTGGAAAAAGAAACCAGGCAAACCTTTAGAAACACAACTTGATGAACTTGCTGACTTGTTAGCATTTGGGTTGAGCATTGCGAATCAACAAGTAAGCGATATTAATCATATTTTAGATTATATCGAAGATGGGGATTATCACGAATATATTGAAAATATAGATGTAAACTTCAATGATAAAGATATTGTTTATGAATTTATGAATGGTATAGATGCATTATATACTGGGTGGTTTAATGTCCAATTATTTTTACCGTTTGCAATTGCAATCCAATACTACACTATCGACGACCTTATCACAGCATACAAAAAGAAAATGGAGCGTAACCATGCAAGACAAGACGGAACAGCAGACGCAGACAAAGGATACGTCTAAACAGGTCGAATTCGACCACTTTAAAAAAGACATACTAACTAGAGTGAAAGAGGTGCTTGGGAAGTGACACAGTATTTAATTACTACATTCACAGACTCAACAGGTCAAAGCTTTACTGAAGTGACTAAAGCTAGGGAGAATCAGAAGTTTACAGTTGTGTTAGCAGAAAGTAAAGAGGAAGCGTTAAGGACGTATAGACGACAGATTTTATTTGACGCTCTTCGATTAGTGTCAAAGGGTTTCAAAGATTTTAGAAATGAATTTAAAAATTGGAAAGGTGACAAGCAATGAAATACATCATCACAAGCGCAGTGATTCTCTATGTCGCTTATCAATACTATATCAAACGTACTGCTAATGACGACATAGACACATTTAACCTATACGATCATATCGATTTAAATAATATTCGTGCGGAGGTGTCGTACTAATGTGGATTATCATATCGGTAATACTCGGATTAATAGTATTGATAGTATTGGCAGACAATAGTCTGTTACGTAAAGAGAACGAGACCCTAAAGTATACCAATATCTATTTAAGCGTTAAGTTTAAAGACGATGTCGATGCTAAAGAGTTTGAACGCTTTATTAAAAAATATAAATAACGGAGGAGAACATGACTGATATTAAACCTGGAACATTTCGCTATATAGAATCAGAAATATATAATCTTGAACATACAAAGCAAGACATTCAACGGTTGCGATTAGAAATACTTAATCCAACTCAACCCGTCGATAATAATATCATCTATGGTCCGCTTCAGTCAGGAGAACCTGCAAGAACAACAGAAATTATGGCAACGCGGTTAATGACTAATAAGATGCTGCGTAACCAAGAAGAGATGGTACAAGCAATCGAACGCACGTATAGCAAACTATCAGATGAATACAAGAAAGTTATTTATCTGAAATACTGGGCATCTAAAAAGTATAAGATGGAACACATTGCTGATGAATGTCATATGCATAGAAATACAGCTGGTAAGATAAGAAAGAACTTTGTAAAGGCTGTCGCATTGGAAGTAGGAATGAAATAACTGTGTGCGTAGCGTGTGCATAGAGCGTATTATTTAATGATATTATAGTAGTGTGGAAATCAAAGACATACTATATTATTCGAGGACTGGGATATATTCCTGGTCCTTTTTGTTTGGAGGTAAACAATGGAGCTGAACAAATACCAATCACTTAAGAAACCGTCAGACAAACAATCACACTTGCTTTTGTTGATGCATTCGGTTGGTGAGTTATCTAATGTATATCAATTAGATGATAACGATATAGATCGTTTAACGTTAGTACTAGGTGATGCGTTAGAACATATCACATGTATAGCTACATTAAATAACATCTCGCTAGATACTGTTGCAGGATTGAATGTGAATAGCTATCAACCTGAGTTACACAAAGTGATTAACAAAGGTGATGCGGTTACTTTTAATAAACAGAAGTATATCGTACATGATGTGATTGGTAATCAAGTATTAATTGCTAACCAAACAAACGATTTAGTAGTAGATATTAAAGACATTGGAAGGTGATTGTATTGGCAATCATGAGACGGTGTAATCACCCAACATGCAATACATTAATTAGTCACAACGAACGTTATTGTGATAAGCACAAAACGTACACAAACGATAAATACAACGATGTACGACAGCGTAATGATCCAGAATATTTAAGGTTCTATAAATCAAAACAGTGGCAGAATATGCGTGAATTAGTGATGATAGAAAATCATTACTTATGTAAATCGTGTGGGCGACAAGCGGACGTTGTAGACCATATTATACCGACAAAAGTAGATTGGTCGAAAAGATTAGACAAAAACAATTTACAACCATTGTGCAACGAATGCCACAACAAGAAAACGAAGAGAGAAGTCCCCCGCAGCAATTGACGGGGGTGGGGTGAAAGGGACAAGAGAACGGCGCCCACTCTTCTTCTCAAAGATTTCCCAATATTATTTAATTTTTAGTAGGAGGTGCTAATTTATGGCCGGTAGACCTAAAAAACTGCTCAATAATTCAACTAGAAATAACACCAAAGAAGAAATTTTAGAAAAAGAAAAGCAAGAAGCCGAATTAAGTAAGTTTTCAAAGATAAACGCTGAACCACCCGACTTTTTAGACGATATTGCAAAAGAAGAATATCGACGTGTAATTCCTTACATGCAAGAATTGCCTATTTCTAATTTAGATCAAGCACAACTAGCACAGTATTGTAGTTTCTATAGTGATTTTGTACAAGCGAGTGAGTTGATAACTAGAACAGGCGGTGTGGTTATTGAAACGGAAAAGGGTTCAAAGGTCAATCCTGCATTCACTGCAAAAGAAAAAGCAGGAACTCGAATGCAACAAGCAGCAAACACATTAGGATTAACGATTGATAGTCGTTTGCGTATCGTTGTGCCTGAAGAAAAAGAAGATGATGACCCATTTAAAGAATTTGTGAGTGATGACTAATGATTGACTACACGACTCTTTACGCACAAAAAGTTGTTAATGGCGATATATTAGCCAGTAAAAAGAATATAGCTGTTGCTAAACGCCATTTAAATGATTTGAAAAACCCGCCAGAGGGTTGTTATTGGGACGTTGAGAAAGCGAACAAAGCTATTAAGTTTATTGAGATGTTACCAGACCCTAAAACGAACGAACCTATGCCACTAATGCTATTTCAAAAATTTATTGTAGGTAGTATTTATGGTTGGCGTCGTAATGGGAGATACAGACGATATACAAAGGGCTATATTAGTATGTCGAGGAAACAGGGAAAGTCACTTACTGTTAGCGGAATTTCATTAAACGAATTACTTTTTGGACAATATCCTAAGTATAACCGGCAAATTTACGTATCATCTTCTACTTATAAGCAAGCACAAACTATTTTTAAAATGGCTAGTCAACAAATCAAGTTATTGCGTTCGCAAAGTGATTATATCCGTAAATCTACTGACGTTCGTAAAACTGATTTAGCACACATTGCGTCAGAAAGCGTATTTGAGCCACTATCAAACAATCCTGATGCTGTGGACGGTAAAGACCCAACTGTCGCAATTTTAGACGAGCTGGCGAGTATGCCGGACGATGAGATGTATTCACGTTTTAAAACAGGTATGACATTACAGAAGAACCCTCTCACTCTCTTAATTTCGACAGCGGGCGACAATTTGAATAGTCAGATGTACCAAGAATATAAGTACATTGCTAAAATTCTTTCAGGAGAAGTTAAAGCTGACAATTACTTTGTTTATTGCGCTGAAATGGACTCGGAGGAAGAAGTTAACGATGAATCACTGTGGGTTAAAGCGATGCCGTTACTTGAATCTGATGAGCATAGGGATACAATTCTACGTAATATTAAATCAGATATTCAAGATGAGTTAGAAAAAGGCACATCATTCCACAAGATACTGATTAAAAACTTTAACTTATGGCAGGCAAATAAAGAAGATAGTTTGATTAATATTAGCGAATGGGAATCAGTCGAAATTAATAAAAATGACTATAACCTTTACGGGCGTGATGTTTATATTGGTGTCGATTTATCACGTTTAGATGACTTGACTTCTGTTGGTTTTATTTTCCCAAACGATAATGAATCGGTTTTAATCGATAGTTATTCGTTCATAGGTTTACGAACCACATTAGAACAAAAAGCAAAGCGAGATAAGATTAATTATGAATATATAGTTAATCAAGGAGAAGCGGAAACGACGACATCAGAAAGTGGCATGATTGATTATAAACGTGTGATTGAATACATTTTGCAAGTTGTTGAGGAATATGACTTAAATGTTATTGCTGTTTGTTATGATCCATGGAATGCGCAGTCGTTTATCACAAGTTTGGAAACAATGATGATTGACTGGCCATTGATCGAAGTTGGGCAAAGCTTTAAAAGTCTATCGCAAACTATCAAGCAATTTAGAATGTGGGTAGCAGATAAAAAGGTACGTCATTTTGGAAATCATCTTCTTACTGTTGCAGTTAATAACGCGGTATTGATGTACGATGGTGAAGATAATGTAAAAATCAATAAGAAATTGAACAGGCAAAAGATTGACCCTATTATTTCGGTCATTACTGCATTTAGTGAGGCGAGAATGCATGAGTTCGAGACGGATTGGTCATCTATTTATGAAAGTGATGAGTTTGGTTTTTAGGAGGTGGCATCATGAATTTTGATAAAATATATACGTTTTTAAAGTTACTGGTTGCTAACATTGTTGGTATCCTTTTTTTATTGGGATTGATTACGGTTAATATTGCAGTTTATTTTGGTTATGGACTTGTAATTGGTTTAATTGTTACAGGTTCGTTCCTTATTTTAATCGCGCTGATTATTGACCGTGAATCTAAAGAAAGGAGGTAAATTGATTGGGTATTTTCTACAGAGAAAAACGTGAATTACAGTATAACGAAGATGATTTGCAGATGATGGTACAAACTTTACCAGGCTTTCAAGGGCAACCGATACGGAGCTATACAGACGTTGAAGCTATACAACACAGTGATATTTTTACCGCTGTCATGATGATTGCATCTGATTTAGCGCGTATGCCGATTCGCTTAACGAATAATGGCGAGATTGATTTTAATAACAAAATCACAAAACTTTTAAATATACGTCCTAATCCTTTTTATAACGGCTATATTTTTAAGTTAGTCGTGTTTGCTAACTCTCTACTTACATCGCATGGATATGTCGAAATATCGAGAGATAACAAAGGGAACCCAGTTAATCTTGCGTTTCGTAAGACATCTGAAATCGAGTTGAAATTGAGTCCATCTGGTCGTTATTTTTATGAATTTAAAAAAATAGATGATAACGGAAAATCGACATCACGCAAAATCAAATTCGAAGATATGCTTGATATTAAATTCTACTCGCTAGATGGTATTAACGGATTGTCGTTACTTGATACATTGAGCAAGACTATTGATTCTGATAATAACGGTAAAGACTTTCTAAACAACTTTTTAAGAAACGGTACACATGCAGGCGGAATACTCAAGATGAAAGGTGTGCTTAATGATAAAAAAGCACGCGAGAGAGCTAGAACAGAGTTTCACAAAGCATTTAGTGGTACAAAACAAGCAGGTAAGGTTGTTGTATTAGATGAATCGATGACTTTTGATCAATTAGAAGTTGATACTGAAGTTTTGAAATTGATTCGTGAAAATAAATCATCCACACGTGAGATTGCAGGCGTGTTTGGCATACCGTTGCATAAATTTGGTATTGAAACAACGAATATGAGCATTACAGACGCAAATTTAGACTATCTATCCACACTTAAACCTTATACAACGTGTGTATGTGCCGAGTTGAACTTCAAGTTTAACGATGAATTTACTGACGTTATACGAGAGTTCAAGTTTGATACAACTGAAATACGTGTTGTTGATGAGAAAACACAAGCTGAGATTGATAAGATTAATCTTGATAGTGGTAAAACGAATATCGATGAAGTGCGTATACGTGATGGATTACCACCCGTTCCAGGCGGTTATGGTAGTATCCACCGTGTTGATTTAAATCACGTCAACATTGAAATGGTTGATGATTATCAGATGAATAAATCACGTGGCACTGATAATAAATTGAAAGGTGGTGAGGAAAATGGAGAAGGAGACGAGAACAGGTAATATCGTTGAGGTTCGTTCTAATGATGATAATGACATGTTTATCGAGGGCTATGCTTTAAAATTCGACACATGGTCAGAAAATTTAGGTGGTTTTAAAGAAACTATCTCAAAACAAGCATTAGAAAACACTGATTTATCAGACGTACGTTGTTTAGTCGACCACTTACCATCTCAAATTATCGGTAGGACGACGGCGGGTACACTCGATTTAACTATTGATGACACAGGTTTGAAATATCGTTGTAAGTTACCAAACACAACATTTGCGCGTGATCTATATGAAAACATGCGAGTGGGCAATATTAACCAATGTTCATTTGGTTTTATGCTTGATAGCGACGGCGATGAAATGCGTTTCGATGAAAAAGAAGGTATTTACAAACGTACATTAAAGGCAATCCGAGAACTTACAGATGTGTCTGTTGTAACTTATCCCGCTTATAAAGATACAGACGTAAAACCTGCATTGAGAAGCATTGAGAACTTCGAACATGAAAAACGCAAAAACGAAATTAGACAAAGAATTGAAAAATTAAAAATTCGGTGAAGTTGAACACCGTAAAAAATACAACCATAAGACGTTTTAGACGTCTATTTTTTATGCAAAATTTTAGGAGGAAAATAAATGGACAAAATTCAAATCTTGCTTGGAAAAATTGAAGATACCAAGCGTCAAATTGATTTAAAAGTTAAATTTGCAACACGCGCACTTGATAATGATGAATTGGAGAAAGCTGAACAGTTGGAAGAAGAAATCTCTAACTTACGTTCAGAATTAAAAGCGAAAGAAGAAGAACTTGCCTCATTAAAAGACGAGGACGATAACACAGAATCAGATACAGTAACGGCTACTGACGAACGTTCTACTCGCTCACAAAATTTCAACGCTTTTGATTTAGGTGTTATTCCCGAAACTAAAGTAACGTCACAAGAAGTTCGTGATTTTACAGCTTATCTTGAATCACGTAACGACATTAAAGGTGGTTCATTAAAAACTGACTCAGGCTTTGTAGTAATCCCCGAAGAAATCGTTACAGACATCTTAAAGTTGAAAGAAGTTGAATTCAACTTAGATAAGTATGTAACAATTAAAAAAGTTACTAATGGATCAGGTAAATATCCAGTAGTACGTCAATCAGAAGTTGCAGCGTTACCGGAAGTTGAAGAACTTGCAGAAAACCCTGAACTTGCTGTAAAACCTTTCTTTGAGTTAGCTTACGACATCAAAACACGTCGTGGATATTTCCGAATTTCTCGAGAAGCAATCGAAGATAGCAAAATCAACGTGTTACAAGAATTGAAATTGTGGTTAGCACGTACAATCGCAGCAACACGTAACAAAGCAATCATCGATGTAATCCAAAAAGGTGGTAAAGGTGAAAAAGGCGAACAAACTAAATTAGAAACAATCCCTGCTACTGGTATCGATGGATTAAAAGACGCTGTTAACTTACACATCAAACCGAATTACGAACACAACGTTGCAATCGTATCACAAACAATGTTCGCAAAATTAGACAAAGCGAAAGACTTGTTAGGTAACTACTTAATCCAACCTGATGTGAAAGAGAAATCTCAACAACGCTTATTAGGCGCTAAAATTGAGATTTTACCAGATGAAATGCTTGGAGAAAAAGGTAACGAAAAACTTATTTTCGGTAACTTAAAAGACGCATTAGTGTTATTCGACCGTTCTCAATATCAAGCGGCTTGGACAGATTACATGCACTTTGGTGAGTGTTTAATGGTTGCAGTGCGTCAAGACGTACGTATTTTAGATTACAAATCCGCAATTGTTATTGATTATAAAGACCCTAAACCGCAAGAAGAAGAAGTTCAATCAATCTAAAGGAGTGGCTAAACAATGGCTAAATACAAAGTATTGACTAGCTATAAAGACAAACAGCTCTCTCGTGTTCTGAATGTAAATGATGTGGTTGAAATGACTGTAAAGCGTGCAAAAGAAGTCAATGAGAATTTGAAACCTAAAAACGGCATTCTAGAACGCATTGATAATAAGTAGGTGATTGCAGTGATTGATCTCGAACTATTAAAAAAGCATTGTAAAATCGACCATAATTTTGAAAACGACTTACTGGAAATGTATTACGAGTGGGCAAAACAGGATATAGCAGCAGCAATCACTGATGACCTTAATTGGTTAGAAACGCAACCGCTTTTTAAAGCTGCTATATTCCCGCTCACTGCTTATTATTATGAAAATCGAATCGCTTATACTGAGCGGAAATTAGACTATGCACCGCATATGGTTTTGAGTGTAGTGCATAAATTGAGGGACGCATATGCGGTTCGATTCGAATAGATTAAATGAGCGTGTAACGTTTTATGAAGATATCAGTAAGTCGATAAAAGGATTACCGCAAAAACCAATTACAAAAGAGTTATATAGTTGTTATGCATCTGTACAAGACGCGAAAGAGTCTGACACACAGACGAGTATTCAAAACAGTACAGAATTCATCAAAACAATTATTATACGCGATCCACGCGGTGATTATAATCCAACAAATAAGCATTACGTATTGCATGATGGTAATCGTTATGATGTGGTTTATGTCAAAAAGGATTATCAAGATAAATCATTCATACGTATTTATTGTAAGGTCGTGATTTGATGCCCGCAAAAATTAGTAGAAACGATATAGAACAAGGTCTTATGCGTCAACAACTTAATTTCAAGGCTAATCAAAAGCGTGTATTGCTTGCAGGAGCAATGTCATTGATACCCGCTTTAAGAAAAAACACGCCATTGAGCGATAGAAATAAACACGCTAAAGACCATATATCAGTATCTAATGTAAAAACAGATAAAGACAGCGGAGAAAGTTATGTGACGATCGGTTATACAAAAGGTTATGCGCATCGTATACATGCGACAGAGTTTGGAACAATGTATCAACAACCACAGTTATTCATTACAAAAACAGAAAAAGCAAACAGAGATACAGTATTTAAAGCGATGTCTACTGCTTTTAGGAGGTTGAATAAATGAATATTACAGAACTGATTTACGATACCATTGTTCAAAACGAAGATATAACCATTGATGATAATGTTTTTAGGTATGTCGTACCTCAAAACTTCCACACACATACTGACAAGCCTATTGTAAGGATTGTTCCGCTACCCTATCACTCTGATGAATATGCTGATGATACCGAATTAACGAGAGAGTATGACTTTCAAATAGACATTTGGTGGTCATCAGACGAGCCATACGAGCAAGCAGAATTGATTGTACAAGCATTAAAAGATATAAATTTCAAAACTTATTATAGAGAACCTTTGTACGAAGTCGAGACTCAGACGTTTCGGGAAATTATTCGTGCAAACGGTTCTCTTTTAATTTAGGAGGAAGATTAATGGAAAAATTAAAATTAAACTTGCAACATTTTGCAGAATCAACTGGCGTATCTGGTATCGCTATTGGTGTAACTAACTTTTATTGGGCGCCGATCGAAACTGATACAGATAAAGAATGGGAAGTTAAAGGCGGACATCGCACACGATTCTTGAAAGAAATCGAAGTTGACCGTCCACAAGAGACTGAAGAAGAGTACGGTGACAACATTGTTGCTGCAACTGCCGTTTCAAACGGTAAATTATCAGTTAAAACGACGTTCGTATCGATTCCGGCTGAGCAAAAAGCGTTTTTGGCAGGTGCTAAAAAAGGTGAAGGCGGTTTTAAATATGGTGCAAACGATATTCCGCCAGACGTGGCAGTTGTGTTTGAACGTACAAATCACGATGGTTCATCTGAATGGGTCGGTTTATTCAAAGGTAAATTCACACGCCCGTCATTAAGCGGACAAACTAAACAAGACAAAGTTGAATTCCAAAATGATGAGGTTGAAGGCTCATTTGTTGACCGTTTGTTTGATGAATCATCACATGTAACTGGATTCGACAAAAAAGGCGAACATAAAGGACGCGACTACGTTTTCACTGAAACATTTGGTAAAACGTTTGATGAATTTATCAAAGATTTGAATCAGGATCTAGAAATGGAATCGGTGGAAAAAGCGATGCCGGGAAAGCAGAATGAGGAAAGCGTTAGAAGTGTAACACTTTCCAAAGAATCTACTACAATTAAGAAAGGTAAAACTGAACAATTAGTAGTTACTACTGCTCCTGTGGGCAAAACAGTTACTTATCGAGTAACGGAAGGTAGTCAGTTCATCAGTGTGAATAACAGTGGTTTAGTTACGGCTAAAGCAGTAGGACGCGGTGTAGTTACAGCTACATCAGGTAACCAAAGTGACACTATTAGTGTCGAAGTACAAGACGAAGTACAATCTATCTAATTTAAGAGGGGGCTACCCCTCTTTTATTTTTGCGCAAAAATAAAAAAATGAAAGTAGGAATCTAATATGGCGAGACCATCAATTGAATTAATTACTGGATACACAAAAGCAGGTAAACCACAGACAAAAAAATACTTAGCAAAACCAATCATTACACTATTCGACACAATTCAAGGGACTAAATTAGCAAAAAAAATGCAAAACTTTTACGCGGATTCTGATTTTAAAGAGTTGACGGAAGAAGAATACGCAAGTTTATCAGAAACAGAAAAAGCAGAATACAACGACAAGTTGCAAGAACAAGAGAAGAGAATGCTTGAAATGTTTGATGCGATTGAAGAAATTACGACTTTTATTGCAGAAATGTTTGGCAATCAATTCACATCAGAAGAATTACAAAAAGGTTTAGAAAGCGGGGATAAAGGTTTTGAGACGCTTTCTGAAGTTCTAGGCTCACTAATTGCAGGAGATGTGGACGAAACAAAAAAGTTCGTGACCGAGAACACGAAATAGACCCTGATGACCTTACACCAGAGGGACAATATAAAAATTATATGAAACTAGCAAAGAAGTTAATTGAAGAAGGCATGGACCCCGATAAAGTCGCGAACATGCCTATTCACTTCTTTTTAAATATTGTCGCGTCGGAAGTAGAAACAAAGAAAAAGGCTAAAAGTTTTGCAGAAATATTTGGCTAGAAAGGAGGTTACGCTATGGCAAATCCTATAGGTAATATGGTCATACGTGTTGACTTGGACGGCTCAGGCTTTAATAAAGGCATTGCAGGTTTAAACCGTCAAATGCGAATGGTCTCGCGTGAGATGAGCGCTAATTTATCACAGTTTGGACGCTATGATAAATCTTTAGAGAAATCAAGGTTGAAAGTTGAGGGATTAACTAAGCGTCAACAATTGCAAACACAAAAAGTTAAAGAATTAAAGGCACAATATAATCGTCTATCCGCTGAAACCGGAGAAAATAGCGCTAAAACACAAGCTGCTGCTGCTAAATACAATCAAGCTTATGCAGAGTTAAATAAGTATGAGCGAGAGTTACAAGAAGCAACGAACGAAATGAAAAAGATGGAAACGCAACAACGTGCTTTGAATACTTCTATGGGAAAAATCGGTTCAAATTTATCGAAATGGGGACCGAAATTCCAAGAAATCGGACGTAGTATGCAGTCCATTGGTCGTAACATGAGTTTGTATGTAACTGCTCCAGTTGTAGCCGGTTTTGGTGCGGCAGCAAAGAAAAGCATAGACTTTGACGACTCTATGCGTAAAGTTAAAGCCACATCGGGTGCAACAAGCGGAGAATTCCAACAACTCCGCGATAAAGCGTTGGAAATGGGTGCAAAAACTAAGTTTAGTGCCAGTCAATCAGCAGAAGCTTTGAATTACATGGCCTTAGCCGGGTGGGATACCAAAGATATGCTTAACGGTATCGATGGCGTCATGCAGTTAGCGGCAGCTTCAGGCGAAGATTTAGGACAAGTGAGCGATATCGTAACTGACTCGTTAACAGCATTCGGTTTGAAAGCTAAAGATAGCGGTCACTTTGCTGATGTGTTAGCACAAACAAGCTCTAAAGCAAATACTGACGTTCGCGGTATGGGTGAAGCCTTCAAATATGCAGCACCAGTAGCAGGGGCGTTAGGATACACTGTGGAAGATACATCAATAGCCATTGGTTTAATGAGTAATGCGGGTATAAATATGCTCGAACACACAGTAATGTGTGCGTAGAAATCGGTGAATTCGGTAGAGGTTAAGGTGGTAAAACACTATATTAATACCGAGCCAAGCGTGTGAACGTTCAAAAAGTAACACGAAGGTGTAGAGACTAAAAGTTGAACTAGAACAAGTAATAATACTTTCACGAGCGCCGATTATCCTATTAGGATAAAGATATAGTCCGACACTCAAAGGAAACTTTGAGATTATAGGGTAAACTCCTATAAATAACTGTTGATTAAAGGTGAAAAAGCAGGTACAGCATTACGTACTATGTTTACTAACCTAGCAAAACCTACAAAAGCGATGAAAAACCAAATGGACGAGTTAGGTATATCCATTACAGACAGTCAAGGTAACATGTTACCTATGCGCGACGTTATGGATCAATTGCGTGGTAAGTTTAAAGGCTTGTCTAAAGACCAACAAGCAAGCGCAGCAGCTACGATTTTCGGTAAGGAAGCGATGAGTGGTGCATTAGCTGTTATTAATGCTTCTGATGAGGATTACAAAAAATTGACGAAGTCTATCGATAATTCAACAGGTGCATCTAAACGAATGTCCGATGAAATGGAAGGCGGTATTGGTGGCTCTATTCGAAAGATGAAATCAGCTTTTGAGTCACTCGCGATTAGTATTGGTGATGTGTTAGCCCCTCATATACGTAGATTAGCTGACCTTTTAGCAGCATTAGCAACAAACTTTACTAATATGCCTGGTTTTGTAAAAACGGCAGTTGTTGGTTTTGGTTTGTTTGCAGCTGCATTAGGACCGGTCATTCTAGCAACTGGTTTATTCACTTCAGCAATAGGAAGTATCGCAGGTGTTGTAGGACCTGCGATGTTAGCGGTGTCTAAAGCGGGCGGAGTTATGGCTTTATTAGGTACCAAAGCGCCATTAGCAGCGAAAGGTTTAACGCTTGTCGGCGGTGCGTTTAAATTTATGCTTGGTCCAGTCGGATTAGCAATTTCCGCAATTTTTGCTATCGGTACAGCGTTCGTTATTGCTTATAAAAAATCTGAAACATTCAGAAGCATTGTAAATAAAGTAATCAATCCAGTTGTTTCAGGTTTCAAAGGTCTTTGGAATGTAGCAAAAAACGTTTTTGATTCATTGAAAAATCTCTTCTCAGGAAATTCCTTACCTACAGTCGATTTACTATCCAAAATCATGCCTAAAGAAACAGCAACCAAAGTCTCAGCAACTTTAATGCAAGTGAGACAAACATTCATCAACGCATTCAGTGATATATGGAATTTTGGTCAGGAAATAGGTCGAAAACTTACTTCTTTCTGGAAAGAAAATGGTGATGATCTAATTCAAGCATTCGTGAATATTGGCAACTTTTTTAAAGGTTTCTTTGTTGAACTTAAAAATTTAATAGGTCCTAATTTACGTGAATTAGGTACTTTAGTTAAAACGGTATTCATGAATGTAATTGTGCCGACAATCAAAATAGCAATGCAGATTATTTGGAGTGTCATGAAATTTTTATGGCCACTTATAAAGACATTGATTGTGGATACTTGGAATAATATCAAGGGGATTATAAAAGGCGCATTAGACGTTATATTGGGTATTGTTAAAGTTTTTAGTGGCATTTTTACAGGTCAATGGGGCAAAGCATGGTCCGGTGTCAAACAGATTTTCAGTGGTGCATTAACGCTAATTTGGAATTTGATTCAATTATGGTTAATAGGTAAGATTCTCAAAGTGGTAAAAGTATTTGCAGGATTGTTTAAAGGTGCATTCAGTGCTCTATTCAAAGGCGCAAAAAATATTGTAACATCATCACTTAAATTTATTTGGTCGATAGTTAGCAATATTTTTGGAAAAATTTCTTCATTCACACGTAATATTTTCGGTAAACTTTCTAATTTTATAAAAAATATATGGAGTTCGATTCGTGATTCAGTGGTGAATATAGTAAAATCGCTTTGGTCTCGAATACGAAATATCTGGAATTCTTTATATAAAGGTTCTCGCAATACTTTTAATAATCTGAAAAAATGGTTAACGAATTTGTGGTCATCGTTAAGGAATAGGGTTGTTGACACAGTATCGAATATGTGGTCTCGAATCAAAGGAATTTTTAACAATTTATATAGCGGGACACGCAATATTTTTGATCGCGTCAGAAATTCGATAGTTGATAAGTGGCGCTCCATTAGAAAATCCGTAACTGATATTGTCTCAAAATTATGGGGTTCGGTGCGACGAACTTTTAATAATATGTCTGATGGTTTACGTAATATCATAGGAAAAATTAAAGACCATATAGGTGGTATGACAGGTGCCGTTAAAAAAGGGATAAATGGTTTGATTGATGGTCTAAATGGTATTGGTAAACATTTAAGTCTACCTAAGATACCTAGATTGTCAACCGGTACACAACGTATTAACAGACACGTCAAAACAACTCATGACGGACGATTAAAAGAAGGTACTATGGCAGTTGTAGGTGACAGAGGTCGAGGAAATGGTAAAGGTATTGATGGTCGACGCGAGTTGATTCAATATCCGAATGGACGCACAGTACTCACACCTGCAAAAGATACAACGACATGGCTTCCTAAAGGGTCACGCGTTATTAGTGGTAGTCAAAGACAAGGTATGACTGGTATACCTAAATTAAATATAGGTACTTGGTTCGGTAATGCTAAAAACTGGTTGTCAGAAAAGGCGAGCTTTATTGGTGGCAAGGTTGGAGATGTAAGTAAATGGATTACAGATAAAATCGGTGACGTTATGGACTTCATTGACAATCCAGGAAAACTACTAAATAAAGTGTTAAGTGGTTTAGGTATTAACTTCGATTCCATTACTAAAGGCATGGGCATTGTTGGCGACATTACTCGCGGTGCTTGGAAAAATATTAAAAAGGCAGCAACGAAATGGATTGAAGAAGGCTTCAACTCAATAGGCGGAGAGTTTGTCGGTGGTGTTTTAGACCCTGATAAAATCAATTACCATTATGGTCATACTGCTGCGTACACAGCTGCAACTGGTCGTCCTTTCCATGAAGGTGTCGACTTCCCGTTTGTTTATCAAACTGTACGTACACCTATGGGCGGACGTGTGGCTAGACAAGCATTTATGCCAGGCGGATATGGTAACTGGGTTAAAGTTATTGGTGGAGCAATGGAATTAATCTTTGCTCACCTCAAAAACTTCAGCAAAACACCAGCAAGTGGAAAAACTGTCAAAGCTGGTGACGTTATCGGTTTAACTGGTAATACAGGTTTTAGTACAGGGCCACACTTGCATTTCGGTATTAGAAAAAACGGAAGAGACATTGACCCTGAGCCTATTTTGAGAGAAGCAAAACGGAAAGGTAAATTAGGTGGCATGGGTGGCGGTAAAGGTTATCCTGCCGGCTCAGGTGCAGCATATGCAAGTCGTGTTATCAGTCAAGCGCAGAGTATTCTTGGTGGTCGATATAAGTCACGTTACATTCACGAACAAATGATGCGTGTGGCTAAACGTGAGTCAAACTATCAACCTAACGTAGTAAACAACTGGGATATCAATGCTTTACGTGGCGATCCATCACGTGGGTTGTTCCAAATTATTGGAAGTACATTCCGTGCTAATGCAAAACCTGGTTACAATAATTTTAGCAATCCATTGCATCAAGCAATCTCAGCAATGCGATATATCGTTGCTCGTTATGGTTGGGGTGGATTCAAACGCGCTGGTGACTATGCTTACGCGACAGGTGGATTAGTTCACAAAGGATTATATCAATTAGGAGAAGAAGGTTACCCCGAATGGATTATTCCAACTGATCCATCACGTGCTAGTGACGCAGCAAAATTATTAGCGTTAGCTAGTAAGGATATTAGCAAAAATAAACGTCCGAAAAACTTTAATAACACTACTATCGGAAATGACAACGACAGTAACAGTAAACTTGAAAGCAAGCTAGATACTATGATTGGCTTACTGATTAAGCTAGTCGGAAGTAATGAGGAAATCGCAGACAAAGACTATACTCCTATTATTGACAATTTCGGATTGAAAGACTTTATCAATGTAATAATGGATAAGCGTGAACGTGATAAGTCACGTAAAGGTAGATATGGCGGAGGTGCTTTAATTTAATGAATGACACAATTTTAGTTAATGGTAAGTCACTTCCGTGGCTTTATGTACAAAGAGGGTTTAAAATACCCTCTTTTAATTATGAAGTGAAAACAGATGCAGTAAGTGGACGAGCAGGCAGTGTGTTCAAATCTAGGGAATTATCAGAACATAGATTTGATTTGCCGTTAGTCATACACAATGATTATCTTGCTCATAGCGGCATAAAATCGCATGACGATATTTTAAGTGAATTAGTTGAGTTTTTCGATTTTGATAAATCTGTAAAACTCCAATTTAAATCAAAAAAATGGTACTGGAACGTTTACTTTGAGGGTCCATTAGAAATAAACAGTAAAACTGAAAACAATATTAATGTTGTAACAATCAAAGTCGTTCTCGCTGATCCATACAAATATGCTGTTGAAGGAAGTCAAAACACAGCGATTAGCGACGCCGTTTCAGTAGTTAATTCTGGAACGACAGACACACCAATTATTGTGGAAGCAAGAGCGTTACAGAATTCCAATTATTTTATGATTTCAAAAGGCGACGAGGATTATTTCATGATTGGTGATGACGACTTAGATAAGCCGTTAAAAGATTATTCGCCTTTGATTTTGGAGGATGAATTCAAAACTTTAAACGGTTGGACAAGGATAGCAAATGGTAACATCGTCGATAATATTTTAGGTGGCATTGTTGGAGGCACATATAAGCTTGAAAAAAATAAAGAAGGCTTTGAATTAGCAAGTTTTCCCGAAGGTAAAGATTGGGTCGGAGCGCAGTATAAAAAAGGTTTTTCTAAAAGCCTTATCGATTTTAAGATAATTGTTAAAGGGATAATTTATCAAAAAATTAAAGGGGCTGGTAAGATAGCTTACCACATTTACGACACCGATAACCGTTTAATAGCTGTACTAGGCTATTTAAATTCTGCTGAGACGTCGGCTAATGGTAAATTTATAGTTAGTTTGTTTAATCAGAGCGGTGACATGATTAAAATTTTTGAAGCAAGAAACGTACCTCTCGTTAATAAAATGGAAACGTTAATTATATATATGTCATTAGAACGTATCTCCACCAATTTCAGAATAAAGGTGTGGTTATATCATCATGAAAAAGACGCTAATCGTACCAAACCACTACAAATTGCCGATAAAACGTATACAGATTCAGGAAATTTTTATCAACGTCCTGTAGCATCAATTGGTGTTTATGAAGCTAAAAATGGAGCATCACCACGTATGATGAGAATGCATCCTTTAGGCATTTATCTTTATCAAAAACTACCTAAACCCCCAAGTGCTCGTGACATGATTATAAAGAAAGGCGATCTAATAAGAATTGATACTCATACACAAAATGTACTTGTCAACGAAGAGTCGTTCTTGTCCGAAAAAATGTTTGGTAGTAATTATTTCAATGTTGATAAAGGACATACAGAACTCGTTATTAATCCGCCTGGAATTTTTGATACAACTGTGAAATGGCAAGACAGATTCTTATAGAAAGGAGGTTATACATTGATTCATGTAATGAATTTCAAAGGTGAAATCGTTGATTTTATATCACAATCAGATAGTGCGGTAATTCAAGCGGTGCATAAACGTGATATTAACGAACGTATGGAAACGTTTGATTTTACGATTTTATCTGAACGTACAACTCACATGCAAGAGCGTAATCGGATTATCATACAAGATAAAAACGGACAATACCGTGAATTCATTATCGACAGAATTTCGGCCGATATAGACGGTTATACTGAGGTTGAAACGGTCGCGTCATATCTTGAAGATATAACGAAAGCACGTCCGTATACACCTGGTAAACTAGAAAAGATGACAACAAAACAAGCGTTATCCGATGTATTGAAAGATACGGGTTGGGAAGTGTCTGACGCTACTGAATATGGTGGATTACGTACAACATCATGGACATCTTATCAGACACGTTATGACGTGTTGCTTCAATTGTGTACGACATATGGCATGATGGCAGACTTTTATATAGAAGTTGGTTCGAATCGCGTAGACAAACGTCTTGTCGTACTACGGAAACGCAATCCTTTATTTAAAGGCAAAGAAATAACATACGGCAAAGACTTAACAGGTTTAAAACGTATTGTCGACTTCTCAGAAATCAAGACAGCATTGTTGTGTGTTGGTCCCGAACCCGAAGAGGGAAAAAAGCGTGTTGAATTAGTCGTTAAAGATGACGAATCTCAAGCGAAATACGGCTTACCTGGTCGATATAATTGGGGAATATACGAACCTGAAACAGAAGACCAGAACATGACTGAAAAACGTTTGCGAACTTTAGGTACAACAGAACTCAATAAACGTAAGTCAGAGGGCATCAGTTATGAAGTAACTGCAATAGATATTGAAAAAGAGTATAAACACGAAATCGTTAATCTAGGTGACTTAGTACGTATTAAAAACCGAGATTTCACACCACCTCTTTATGTAGAAGCTGAAGTTATATCAGAAGAATATGACTTAATCAGCAAAGATGTGACGTATGGCTTCGGTACGTATAAAGAATTTAAAGAAAGTGATTTAAGAAGCTCATTCGACAGAAAAATAGACGCTATTCGACAAAAGTTAAGCGATGGTTTATCAAACGTTAATACAATTGTTAAAGAATCGATCGAAGGCGAATTACAGTATTTTGAACGTAAGATATTAAAAGGCGATACACCACCAGAAAAACCAGTTAATGACTTACTTTGGTTAGACACAAGTAATCCTAAAGTAGCTGTATTACGTCGTTACTGGAACGGTGAATGGATTAAGTCATCAGCTGAAAATGCTTCTGATGTTGGCGCTGTTACTCGTGAGCAAGCACTATATAGTGAATTAAGTAATACATTCGTAAACTTAACGATACAACATAGTCGACTGATACATGAAGTGTCTGACGTTTTAGAATCTGAATATCTTGTTGATACCGACATAAAAGCAAAAGTAAATAGCAAATTGAACGATACAATTGGTGTATTCAACGAGATTAAGCAGAGTTTAGATAGTATGACGAGTGAAACGGCCACAATCGGAAAACTTGTTGATACACAAGCGCTATTTCTTCAATATCGCGAAAAAATGCAAGCATTATACAACACGATTGAAAACGCAAAAATCGCGATTGATGAGCGTTTTAAACTTTTGCAATCACAATATACAGATGAGAAATACAACGAAGCTATGGAGAAAATTGCAAGTGCTTTACCAGGTGGCAACTGGAACGCTGAAACAGGTCAGCTGACTGGAGATATCCCGAATGAGGAACGTTTAAACGAACTTGAAATCGGACTACAAGAAACTTTTGCATCTCAAATTAACGGCGCTAATCAGCTTTTAAAAAATCAAGTCGACGCAGAGTTGTTACAGTTAAAAGATGAAATTACATTGTCAGTTCATTCTGTTAATGAAAAAATTGATGGTTTAGGTGACGGTGTGAATTTGCTTGATTCGTATAACTCAAGCCGTCCGGTTTCTATAAATAAAGACATCGTTTCAACAAAATCTTTTCAAGGAGAATACTATGCTACAAAATTATATACCGCTGATTATCTAAAAACCATATTAATCCCAGGCGAAACCTACACATATTCTTATGAAATGGAAATTGTAGGACTATCTGAAAAAGAGGTCCCTTATACTAAAAAACACGGGATTATTTTTTATAGCAGTTCAGTTGCTAAAGATAGAATTATGTCTTATCAAGATGTTGAGAGGACGATTGGAAATAAAATCAAGTATACTCGCACATTTGTAGCGCCTGTAATAACAGACCATAGATTCGTTGCTTATGCAGGTTTTTACACTGACGACGGTACGCTTAAATATCCAATAAGTTCGAACTTAGTAGAAATAACAAATTTTAAACTCGAACGAGGTACTAAGGCAACACCTTACACCGAATCGATTAATGACAGATTAGAACCTATCAAAATACGCACGACAGAAGCTGAAAACAGCATTAAAGTGTTACAAGATAGTTTACTACTCACAGCAACAAAAGAGGACGTACAACGCACGTTAGACGACCAGTTAAAGCCATTAAAAAATGAAGTGAATGAACAAAAAGCACAACTACAAATCATGTCTGATTCAATTGACAGTAAAGTAAGTCAATCAGACTATACAACAGATAGGAACGGTATTGTTGAACGTTTAAACAGCGCTGATTCTCAAAGACAACAATTAAGCAATCAGATTAGTGATAGAGTGACGATTAGTGAGTATCAAAGTGGTATTGAGGACACTAAACAACAAATTAACAGCAAGATAGACTCAATAAGTATCGGTGGGGAGAATATTCTTGATGGAACTAAAAATTTTACAGCACCGTTTTTAACTAACCTTATTGAAAAGTATGGGCTGAGAACAAACGGAGAACTTATCTCTTTAGATTATGACTCTGAAAATAATCGCATTGCTTGGACTACAAGACAATTAAACATTGATGTGCTACCAAACACTGATTACACATTAAGTTATGATGCTAAAACACACGATGGAATCGAACAAGGTGTAGCATATACACCTATTATGCGATTACAAGACGATGGTTCTCAGTTTAATCCTTCAAAATATATTGCTACTGGAGATACCTATAAAAATACAACAAACGAATTTAAACGTTATTCTTTCACATTCAATACTGGAGAAACTAAAAAAATAAATATTTATTATACTTCTAAGAATGTTAATTCCTTAGTTCAAATCAAAAAAGTCAAATTAGAACAAGGAAATAAAGTAACGTCATATTCTGAATCGCAAAATGATATTAATGAACGTATTGTTAAAGTACAATCTGATGCAGAAATGTCCGCAAAAGCATACGCAGACGCACAAGACGCGTTACGTAAAACGGAAGCACAAGCATATGTCGATGGCATTGTTTCAGCAGAGGAACAACGAGCGATAGCTGATGCGCAAGCGAAGTTAGAACAAGCAAAAAAAGACGCTAAAGCTAAAGCGGATAATGCCGAAAATCTTGCTAAGCAACACGCTAATACCGTATCGACTAACGCTGAGACCAAAGCGAAAGCATATGCAGATAGCAAAGTACAACAAGTAAATCAAACACTTACAACTCACGAAACACGCTTAACTCAAAATGGTAAAGATATTGCGTTAAGAGCAACACAAGAAGAGCTCAATGCAAGTAAAAAAACATTATCACGTGTAATTGCTGATTTAACTGTAAACACCACAACAGGATTAACGCTATCATATGACGAAAATGGTTCGATACAATCGCACACGGTTGGGCCTGATGGGATTAAACTCGACACCTCAAAATTCGTTATTAATGACGGTGATGTTATCGTTCAAAATGGTATCACAACAATTAAAGATGCATATATCGATAAGCTATTTAGCAAACAAGCTACAATTGAGTATTTAAAAGCAACTGACATTGACTTAAATCGTGCTACAATAAGTGGCTCAAAAGACGGGGAATCAACCGTTTTAAGTGGTGGAAAAATACGTTCTACAGGTTCATTTGCACGTACTTTTCCACAAGGTAGTGTTACTTATGAAGCCTTCACGGAATCTTGGAATGGGGTTTACCGTTCAGGATTGATTTCTAAACAATTTGGAAATCGAAAATTAACAAATATTGAGCGTTGGCTTGCTTTAACCGATAAAACAATAACAACTCAAAGGGAAATACACAGCATGTCTCCGGACAAGCGTGGCGCCCGTTTTATCGATTTTTTTGCGGAAGAAACATATAGCAGTGATGTGTTTGGTCAAGGTATGCACGTTTATTCTGGACAAGATTTAAAGATTGAAGCAGGTTATCGTTTATCTTTTGAATCTTCAAATTCATGGTATACACAATTTTTAAGCGGAGGTGTGGAAGTTGTTAATGATGGTGCTAGCTTAGTTTTAAAACGTCAAAGCGGGTTTACTTCTCAAGCAGGTATCGGTGGACAATATATTATATTACAAGCTTATGATGGTGCTGAACATGGGCATTTAGGTATTCTTTCTAACAATAGACATCTAAGTTTAAAATCGTCTTTTGGAGAAGTGCATTTAAGAGGCAACCAAGTAAAAGCACTTAATTCTGAGGGTACATCACTTACATCGATTACTGCATCGGATTTTGATATTTCTGGCGTAGGACGGGTCGCTTTTGAAAACGGAGATGCGTATTTACAAGGTCAAACAGGAGTGAGGTTTACGAGATATAAATCGAACACTTTTATTACTGCACAAGCAAAAGATTTTGTAAAAGCATCTTCTAGATATTTAAAAACTAACATCGAAGATTTAAAAGATGGATTAGAAACAATAAAAAAACTAACCCCCGTGAAATACGATTATATTAGCGATTTACAAGAGGGTAATACAGATGGTGACATTGGTTTTATTGCTGAGGATAGCCCCTCTATTTCAGTAAATAATGGCAAAGCGATTAGTGTTCAGAAAATTGCTACATGGGCGATTTTAGGAATACAAGAATTGTCAAAAGAAAATAAGGAATTACAAGAAGAAATTGCAGATTTGAAAAGTAAATTTGATATTTTGTCAGAGGTGATTAAATGAATTTAGAAAACATGGATAAAAACCAACTATTGAACGAAGTAAAATATTTAAATGCCTTAATTCAAACTTTAGTAAGCAAAAATGCTGAATTAACATTAAGTGTGGCAAATTATGAAACACAAGCAAGATTGAATACAGATAATGAAGCGTCTGACGAATAAGTTAGGCGTTTTTATTATATATAAAATTATTTAGGAGGAATTTATTATGGAACAATTTACAGAATTTTATTTAGTAGAGGTTAACAAATCAGGAGAAGAAAGCGCATTAATGCAGAACTATTCAAACAGCTTCGTTCGTGGTGCATCACCTGCAAATGCGTATAAGTTTAAAGACGAAGAGCAAGTTAAAAAAGTATGTGCAATGCAAAACATGCTTGCTGGAATTTTTAACAACGGTACAAAAACATACTATGTTAAGCAAGATGTGACACGTGAAAAATTTAAAGAAGATGGTCAGAAATACGAAGAACTATCAACGAGAGAAGAAACAAAATAAACCTCTAAAAAATTAGAGATAGAGGAGGTATCGTTATTTGAAAAAGCAAACTTTTAGTGAAACGATTGCATTTGTTTTAATTTTCGGCTTAGGCGCTTTTACTTTTGTAAGGGCGCTTTTTTGGTCTTATGAACAAAACGAAGTGCTCAACGACTCCGAGTTTTATACCAAATTAAATGAAGTGATGCCGATTTGGCTTTGGGGCGTGTTGTTAATGATTGCGTCGTTGATTTTGATGTTGTCAGTATTCTTTTTGCCTAAACAACCATATAACAACGTCTGTAATTACTTGCTTATGTTCGGTGGTTTTTCAACTGCTATCATGTATTTTTTGATGACAAGTGCAAGTATATTCAATGCGATTAATTGGCTTACATGGGCGCAATTTGCTGTCTTAACGGTTGTGTGTGGTGCGATTGGTTTTCTTGGAGGTGCGGCGATTTATGAGCGTAGAAGATAAATTCGTGTTACGGCACGAATGGGAAAAGTCTCGTGGAAAGATTTACGAAAAGATTAATGAAAACGATCGTAAACACACAGAAGCACTGAATAAATTAGAAAAAACAGTTGATAGACAGGTTTTATTACAACAAAGTGCATTTGAATCACAAAAGCGCTCAGAAAAACACCTCGAAACATTAAACGAGACAATGCTCAAATTTGGCAATGACTTTACGGAGATTAGATTTAAAGTGCAAACACACGATGAAAAGTTAGAAGATATTTCAAACGACATCTCAGAAAAACAAAAAGGAAATGTTCAAATTACAACGACGATAATTACAGGCATTTTTGGCGTTATCATGGCAGCACTAGGCATAGCGCATTACTTTTTTTAAGGTCGGCACTGATGTGTCGGCTTTTTATTTTAGGAGGATTAAATATGGAAGATAAAATCAAACAATTTATAGCGCTAATAGGTGGCTTTGTAGGTGCTTTATATCTGGCGTTACAAGCTAGTGGAATCAGTGCGGAATGGATTAATCCGCAAGCAGTAGATGCGTGGATTAACGTATTAAATACAGGTGTGCCATTAACTTTAGTGGCGTATGGCGTGTGGAAGAATACATTTATCGTTAAAAAGTCAGCGCGTGAACAAGAGGAATACTTGAAAGAGAAAGGGCTGAAATAGCATGTTAACAGCTATTGACTATCTAACTAAAAGAGGTTGGAAAATATCGTCTGACCCTCGCGCATACGACGGCTATCCTAAAAATTATGGATACCGCAATTATCAAGAAAACGGTATTAATTACGATGAATTTTGCGGTGGGTATCATAGAGCATTTGACGTGTATTCTAACGTGACTGATGATGTGCCAGCTGTAACGAGCGGAACAGTTACGGAAGCAAATGACTACGGTAATTTTGGCGGTACATTTGTCATTAAAGATGACAACGGCAATGAATGGATTTACGGGCATCTCGTAAGGGGTTCAATGCGTTTCGTTGTTGGTGACAAGGTGAATCAAGGTGACATTGTTGGTTTGCAAGGCAACAGTAACTATTACGACAATCCTATGAGTGCGCATTTACATTTACAATTACGTCCTAAAGATGCGAATAAAGATAAAAAATCTCAAGTGTGTAGCGGATTAGCGATGGAGAAGTACGACATTACAAAATTAAATGCAAAACAAGATAAATCTAAAAATGGGAGCGTGAAAGAATTGAAACACATTTATTCAAATCACATTAAAGGTAATAAGATTACAGCGCCGAAGCCTAGTATTCAAGGGGCGGTTATTCATAATGACTATGGAAGCATGACACCGAGTCAATACCTACCTTGGCTTTATGCACGTGAAAATAACGGTACACACGTTAATGGTTGGGCAAGCGTGTATGTGAATCGTAATGAAGTTTTATGGTATCACCCAACCGACTATATCGAATGGCATTGTGGTAACCAATGGGCAAATTCTAATTTAATTGGTTTTGAAGTGTGTGAGTCATATCCTGGGCGAATCTCAGACGCGTTATTTTTAGAAAACGAAGAAGCAACGTTAAAAGTAGCTGCGGACGTGATGAAATCGTACGGATTACCAGTAAACAGAAACACGGTTAACTTACACAATCAGTATTTTGGTACTTCATGCCCACACAGATCATGGGAATTGCATGTAGGTAAAAACGCACCATATACTACTGCAAATAAAAACAAACTGAAAGATTATTTTATTAAACGTATTAAGCATTATTATGATGGTGGCAAGTTAGAAGTAAGCAAAGCAGAAACTATCAAACAATCTGACGTTAAAAAAGAAGTTAAAAAACAAGAAACAAAACAAGTTGTTAAGTCAACAGATTGGAAGCAAAATAAAGACGGTATTTGGTACAAAGCTGAACATGCTTCATTTACAGTGACAGCAAATGAGGGAATCGTTACGCGTTACAAAGGTCCTTGGACTGGCCACCCACAAGCAGGCGTATTACAAAAAGGTCAAACGATTAAGTATGATGAAGTCCAAAAATTTGATGGTCACGTGTGGGTATCGTGGGAAACATTCGAGGGTGAAACGGTATATATGCCAGTGCGCACATGGGACGCTAAAACTGGTAAGGTCGGCAAATTATGGGGAACAATTAAATAAAGCATGATATACTATGTATATCCACGACATGAAAGGGTAGCCGTAATGGTTACCCTCTTTTTTTGTGTTCTGAAATTAGAAAAAACAGCAAAGCGTGAGAGTAGCTAATAACTCGCTACTTTTTTGAACTTTTAATGTTAACATCTTCATTGGAGAGTTTACTTACAAAGTCAGCATGTTTCAATAAGTCACTGTTAATTTTTTTGTTTCCAATTTTAATTAGTCTAATTTGTATTCCTTCACGTCTTGCTTGTTTTAAAGCCGGAACAAAGTCGGCATCGCCTGTAACTAAATAGATTCTATCAACTATATTATTATTTGATAACCAAGCTACGTCTAAACCGATTTTAATATCTACCCCTTTTTGCTGAAAATCTGGAGCAAAGTCGTTATCAGTAAGTTTTAATGTATCTTTTATTGTACCTTCTCTTATCTTTTTCAATACTGGTTCTTTTAGCTTCCAGCCTCTAAACATTGTTTCTCCTAATCTCATAGCAATATAATCAAGTTGCGAAAGATCTTGTATCAATTCACTAGAATATTTATTTATTTTTGATTCGGAAAAATCAATTTTCTCTTTGGAAATAGGCTTTTCAACAGTTTGTTTATTTGGGCTACCTTGATAATAAAAAATCCTAAAAAGTTCTTCCTCTTTTTCATTAATCAAATTAGTTAAGAAGTTATACTGTGAACTTAAATCAGGATATTGCGTTGTATTTTGAGCGTCTCTTATTCGGTGTAATAAGAATTGGCCATCAACTATTATTGCTACTTTTTTCATTTTTTCCCCCTTGTCTACAGAAAAAGCTCTGCCCACGTATAAAAGTTTGGCAGAGCTATAGGTATTTTATTGTTTTGAGGTCTGTATGCGTGACCTTTATATAAATATAAGGAATAATAAGTTTTTTGTCAACAATTTATATCCCCTTTCTAATTTATCTATACGTGTCACTGAATGGTTTTGTTATAATTAAATTGAAATAGCGGTACACATCTGCGGAGTGTACTTGAGGTCAACTGTTGCGACGGTTACCTATTTACCCGCCACACCCTAACCGGTGTGGTATTTTTTATGAGAAAAATCAAAAAATTAGTGAAAAAGGGGTTGTGTTGTCACGGTTCTCGTGATATAATGAATATAGAAATTAGGAAAGGGGTGAAGAAATGAACCGAGTCGAGAGAGAGGAAGCTCTCAAAGAAAAAAAGATAAGGCGTTATAAGGACATTACAGAAATTGTGCGAAATGTAATGGCTATCCTCATAAGCCTTATCACAATAATCAAAATGATAGTCGGGGGTTAATCCCCCCCCTCGACTTCATTATATAATGAGGTGATAAAAATGACAAATAAACAGAAAGATATTATTGCGATATTCTTTAACATAGTAATAATCTTGTTATGCTTCTTTGGCATTGTGTATATGTTAAGTAATTAATTATCGACTCGGTTCATTTTAAAATATGGAAAAAGAAATATTGACAAAAGTTAAACAACTTCTTGAGAATCAAACAAGCTATAAGATTTCTAAAGAAACAAAGCTACCATACCAAACAATTCAGGATATAAAAAACGGTAAAACTAAATTATTAGAATCAAAGTTTAAAACTGTAATACGTTTATACAACTATCAAAAACGCCTCGAGAAAGAAAAAGAATAATAAAACACCCCGCCTGCAATAGGTGGGGTGAAAGTGTCAAACGCGTGTCAATTTAGTCTATTTTTGTCTAGTTTAGTCACAAAGTTAAAGTGATGAAAAGCCGATAATCACGCTGTTTCAGTGCTAAACACAATATAAAGGTTTTCCCTCACTCTCCGTAAAGAGCCGAAAAAGTTTAAACTACTTTTTCGGCTCTCTTTTTACATATAAGCTCAAAACGCTGTCATATCAAGTATTTGAGACTACTTCATTAAATACATAGAAAACAAAATTTAACTATACTTAACTTAGTTTTTAAAATTTTTGGTCACAATGTGGTTAATGGCAGGCATAAAAACCGCGAATTTAGTCACAAGGTTTGTATAATTTAGTCACAAGAGGTGAATTACCTCATTTTTTAACAATATCGGTAAGTTGGAAACCAGTTGAACAAGTAATATTTTGTATTAGATTTACATAAGCATTTCAAAGTACTTATGAAGTATTCACAAGTCACATCAGATCTTAGATGTTGCCTTGTGCCAGCTTGCATGAGTACATTTATCAATGCAGTAAATCCAATATACAAACCATTACTCAAAATTATTAGCACTTAATCACTTCGAAAAGGGGGAAGTGATTAAGTGCTTTTTAATGTTAGTAACCAGTTTATTCTTAATTGATTTCAGTTAAATTGATTAAGCACCATCCTATAACAACAAAGTGATTGTAATGTCTATTGACATATACAAACAATCACTACATAAGCCTGCTAAGGGTCAAGATGAACGAATTACATTCGCCCTGCACGCTTCTTCTTGTTGTTATTTGGATTAAGCAAATCAATAAATAACTGAAATCAAAACAAATTATTAAAAAAACTGGAGGGGTTCAGCATGAACACAACACAATTCATTATTTATTCCGTAAATGACGTTAAGAAGGTAGCAGAAAATATCTCACTGTTTCAGAAAAAAGAATATGGAGATAATTCAAACGTCATAGAAATCATTGATGAATTAATGAATAAAGGAAGATGCGATATTGCATATACGGAACTTGAAAATGGAGAAGGGGAAATTCAAGTATATTTAGACTTTAAAAACTTTAGACTTGTTAGGGAAATCACTTTTTATGAACTCCCTTTACCGATGATGATTAAAGAAATTCAAGATTTAGAATCGATAGAAGAAATGATATTAGAATCCGAAAATTTGAATTTTGATGAATTAGTATCATGTAATGTTGATTATGCTGAATTGAATATAGAAGAATTGAAAAGTCTCACATTGTGAGGCTTTTTTTATTTGCACTTAATCCTTCCATCCGATGATTGAAAGGATTAAGTGCTTTTCGTTATGGTAACCAGTTTATCCTTAATTGATTTCAGTTAAATTGATTAAGCACCATCGTATAGCAACAAAGTGATTGTAATGTCTATAGTCATAAACAAACAATCACTACATAAGCTCGCTAAGGGTCAAGATGAACTCATTGCATTCGCCCTGCACGCTTCTTCTTGTGGCTATTTTGATTAAGCAAATCAATAAATAACTGAAATCAAAATCAAATTATTAAAAAAATGGAGGGGTTCACCATGAACTATCAAGAAATTAAAAACATTTTAGAAAATAGTGAGGTCAAGGAAGTAGTGAAAGCTATATTTGCATATGAAACAGGTGAAAAAGATGAATCTTGTTTAAACTACTTAACAAATTATTTTTTTGAGGGGGATATGGAAAGCTTTCTAGATTGTGAGATTAGAGAGTTACAAATGGAGTGGAACTGGCAACGAGCTGTAAATAAACAATAAAAAATTTTTAAATTTAATGAAAGGGGGTGATGCCTATGCTGATAAAAAATATATAAAGAAAGGGGGTGTTATCGGTGAACAGACTTGAACGAAAGAAGCGAGAACAAGATGAACAGTTTGAAAAAATAAAAGTCGTATTGAAAATTATCAATACGACTTAATAACAATCTGTAACTTCTTATTTCATGTTACACATGGATAGGTTCTCACACATAGGGGTTGCCCCCCTATGTGTTCTTTCTTCATTATATCAAAGGAGGGATACGATGAAAAGTGATTCAAAAAAAGTTTTAGTTATAATGGTAATATTAACTGTCATCAATGTTATTTTAGCGTTTTTATAAATTACAAAATATTTGAAAAGCACTTAATTCATGTATAAATAAATAGACTAAGTGCTTTTCGTTATGGTAACCAGTTAATTCTTAATTGCTTTCAGTTAGATTGATTAAGCACCATCCTATAACAACAAAGTGATTGTAATGTCTATTGTCATATACAAACAATCACTACATAAGCTTGCTAAGGGTCAAGATGAACGAATTACATTCGCCCTGCATGCTTATTGTTGTTGTTATGTGGATTAAGCAAATCAATAAATAACTGAAAACAAAACAAAATTATTAAAAAAATGGAGGTCAAAATAATGTTAGTTACTAAAGAAGAATTTAAAGCCTTAGATATCAAATCAGTATTTGAGAGTGGGAATAACTTCATTAAAATAAAAGACGGTAAGCATGCAATCTATCATGTCAATGGGAAATATCAAGTTGTAGAAAGCGATAAACTTTATCCAACAAAGCGAATACCAAAATATATTAAAACAAAATTAGCTTAAAATAGTAAGGAGGAAATTAAAATGAAAAAGTGGTCTCAATCAATAATAAATCAAAAAATAACCATCACTAGCTTTGGAGAATGTGATGGTTATTTAACAGCCAAATATTAATCCACCGTCTTTTTAACGGTCTCACCAAGGCAAGGCACTTAATGTGTGTTGCCTTTTCTATTTATAAATTACCATATCAACTTCATTTTGTCTAATACATTAGATGAACCAATTCGAAAACAGCTTTCTACAATAGTATATGTAAAGTGATTTTTCGATGCACGAGAATGCTGTATATACAATAAACAAAACTCAAGAATAATTATTTAAAAAAGAAGGATTCAGATGATGAATAAAAATGTTGCATAACGTAACAGGGTTTGATATAATTTTTTTGTAATGAAGAGACGGCCACTCGGGGCAGTCATAAAACAATATACCAGAGTTACAAGAGACGGCCACTCGGGGCAGTCATAAAACAATATACCAGAGCGAAAAGAATCAATGATTATTGAAATATCATAATCATTGATTTAAGAAAAAGAGACGTTCATAGCGTCTCTTTTTTTATATAATTGGAGGATTATTATGGATATTTTTTCTTTAAATCAAGCTTTTTTTAGTGAAAAATTTAAAAACAAATCCGAAGTAGAGCACAATAAAAATGGAACACGCCCTTATTACTATTCATTTAAGTATAACAATCAAAATATATGTATACCTTTAAGGTCAAACGCTAAAAAAACACCAAAACGTTTTAAATTGGGATTAAAACATCTGGAAAAAAATAGAATTGCTCCAGCTGTAGATTCAACTAAAATGATAATTTTAAGTGATCAGGAAATAGAGGAAAATAAAAGAGAAGTAGTAATGAATAGACGGACATATAGATTTTTAGAAAAAAATGAAAGTTTAATAAAACAAAAGTTTAAAAACCACATAGACGATTATGTATCAACTGTTGCAAATGGAAATAGAGATGTCAATAGCGGTTTGAAAATGTTGTTTTATGGCGGTTTGAAAATGTCGTTTTTTAGCGGTTTAATAATGACGTATGTTTAAACTTTTTTCACTTTTATAGTCTTTAAGTCGGTAGGAATCCCCTGTAATTTTAAATATTTTTGAATGGTGAATGAGTCTATCAATAATGGCTGCTGACGCTATTTTGTTACTAAATGAATCCCCCCAACTAGAAAAGGGGATATTCGTCGTTATGATTGTGGATTTCATTTCATATCTGAGTGACATCAATTGATAGAAGAGATCCGCCTGTTCTTTTGAGATGGGTGTATAGCCTATCTCATCAATGATAAGCAGTTCAATTCTGTTTAATTGTTTTAAAGTTTTATTGATTATTCCTTTCTTCTCTAGAAAATGCATGGATTTTAATGTAAGTACTTCTTGTTTATTAATACTTGGTTGAAACGTAAAATCAAAGTCACTTAAATATTTAATCTTAGGGAAACGTGCTAACTGAATAGCACGTTTAAATTTTTGTTCAGCTTGATATTCTACTTCCTTTTCCGTCAACTCAAGTAAAATTTCAGTTAAAGATTTTTGATTCTTGGATAGTGATTCTAAATACTTCGGATAATAGTCTTTAATCATTTTTAGATTGAGCTGTTGAAAGTTTTCTAATAGTTTTTGATGGTCTGTATACATATCTGTTCTCCTATACCTCGTCATATTTTAATAATGAATCTTCGATATAACTAAGAATTTCTTGATCGTCTTTATGCTTGAGTACATCAGACTTCAAGATCTCACACATATCTTCGGTAACATAATTGAATTTCTTTTCCGATAAATGATGCGTTCTAATTAACTCGGCATCAAAGTAGATTGATAACTCGTCAGTCAATTCATTAAAGATTAATTGAACCTCCTCTCCAATGAATTTTGTAGGTACTGAATATTTACCTTTTCTAAAATTAACCATCGACTCTTTAGAAACGATTCGAATGCATTCATCTTCGACATAGGTGTCTAATAACTGCATATTAAACGGGTTCAATAGATGTTTTTCTTCAGAATTGAATAAATCAATGGGATAGCAGTCAGTTGCTTGGGACATTTCGTTATGGTTCATTTCATGACAAAAGTGATTGACAAGACTGATAAGTTCAACAGCGTCATAAAATTCATAATCTTAGGGCCTTAAACGCTGTTCCACAAATTTAGCTAAAGATTCAACAGAGCCCTTGGTTTGTGGTCTATAAGGCCTACACGCGATGGGTTCAAAGTTTGCATCTTTACTAAATTGATGGAAAAGGGTGTTAAATACAACTTTTCTATATTGCGTTCTAGGACGATCAACGACCGTTTTCATATTATCAAACCATATCTCCTTAGGAACGCCCCCGGTGTACTCAAATGATTCTTTCAAACATTGAAATAGTGTATCTTGTTTTCTATCCCAAGTTAATGTGATATACTTCATTTTTGAATAGTGTAGAACGTAAAGAAAGATATTGAATTGATAACGTTTGCCAAATTTATCATGCATGACCATATCTTCTTTCCAGTCTACTTGAGCAGCTATACCAGGGCGTGTTTCTACCCGTATAGTTGCTTTTTTAATTTCCTTCTCTTTCTTATTCTTACAATATTCTCTAAGAATCGTATACTTGCCTTCATATCCTTTTTTAGAAATATATTTAAAAATCGCCATAGCCGTACAACCCAACTCTAATTTTTCGTCTATGAGCGTTTTATAAGGTTCTAATTTTGATACTCTCTTTGTCGTTTTCCTTGTTTTTAATTTTTTCAACTCATTTTCTTTCCCAGCCTCGTAATATTTTTTGACTGTCCTTGGATCGCAATGATACTGTCTACCTAGCTCAGCGTAATTTGGTTTTATGCCTTTCATAATGTAAAATGACACTCCTTCGTATATATCATGTCTCAATCAAACAACCTCCATTCAAAGATTGAGTTAAGACATGATTATATATTTTAGAAAATAAAAAATGTAGGAAAAACAGCATTTTCATTCCGCCATTTTCCTACATTTTATAACCGCCATTTACAATTGGCGCTCAGATAAATTTTTCTTATTTTTTATCACAAGCCAATCATTGTAATACTCCTTAAATGTTTTATCATCAATTGCATTACCATCTTCTAAATCACGTATTAATTGTTGCGCTGCATTGACTGCTTCAGCTTTCGTTTTGAATCCTGATTTTCGTTTTTTTCCTGACCTAAAAGAGGGGTGTTTGACGTCATATTGCCAAGACGATGTCGTTTTATTTTTACGTTTTGTTACTGTAAATGATGCCATTTTGTAGTTCCTCCTAAAAAAAGTAAAAAAATAAACATACTAAGATTAGCTGTGAAGAAATTTATGACGATAGATTTCTTCACAGCTATTTTTTAGTGCGCCCGGCATGGGTAACACCTTGACGGTGAAAGTCCGTTACAGGCTTGGTAGTAGGAACTGTTAGCGAAAGACAAGGGTGTCCATTGTGAAGTGGAATCTGAAGGAAGTCGGACGCAAACACTCGCACTGACGAACAGAAACATCATACTAAGGCTATGTGGAATGGATGAATCTGCTAAACAAGATGAAGTCCTATACTACCCGAGTTCTATATAGTAAATGATGCGGTGACATGAGTGGAAAGGGGTTACACCTTACCCGGGGAGGTCTCATCAGCGGTATTTCTACCGTAGTAACAACGAATGATGAGAAGTCAGCAGAAGTCATAGTAGGGAAAATGTACCGAAGGACTGAACAATATTCAATACAAAGTAAAGATTGGAGGTTATAGATTTACGACGTACAGAATACGGTCTTAACCGGCAACTTATGGAAGGATAAGTAGTGGAACGAAAAAGAATACATAAGTGTGTACAGTAAATCTTAGGTGAAATGAAAGAAATGTATCGTAAGTCTTCATCTCTGATGGAGCTTGTTGTAAGACCTGACAACATAGAAAAAGCTATCAAGAAGGTAAAGAAAAACAAAGGTGCTCCTGGAATTGACGGCATGAAAGTCAGTGAACTCCATGCCCACTTTGCGCAATACTTTTCGCAGATAAAAAAGAAACTGCTTGATGGTACTTATCAACCTCAAGCAGTTCGAAAAGTTCAAATTCCCAAACCAAACGGGAAAATGCGTGTGCTTGGTATTCCTGTCGCTAGAGACAGAGTGATACAACAAGCGATTAGACAAGTGATTGAACCCGGCATCGACCGAACATTTTCAAATCATAGCCATGGTTTCAGACCTCATCGTAGCACAGGAACAGCACTTAAGCAATGTGCTGCCTATTACGAAGAAGGCTATAAAATAGCTGTGGATTGTGATTTGAAACAGTGCTTTGACATGTTGAATCATGATAAGCTCATGTATTTGTTCGAACGCCACGTTCAAGATAAGTCAATTTCTAAATTTATCCGTAGAAGTTTACAAGTGGGTGCTATTGACCTATCTGGCGAAGTCGCAGAAAGAAAGATAGGTGCGCCACAAGGGGGCGTTATCTCTCCCTTACTATGTAATATCTATCTACATGAACTGGATAAAGAACTCGAAAAGCGTGGACACCGTTTTGTACGATATGCCGATGATTTTGTTATCTTTGTACGCACAAAACGTGCAGGCGAACGCGTAATGACGAGTGTAACGAAATTTATTGAAAAGCAACTGAAGTTGGTTGTCAATGAAGAGAAAAGTAGAGTCGGAGCAGTTACACGTTTAAAGTTTTTGAGTTGTCTAATAACCAAGGTCAATGGGGTTTATCGTTTCAGACCGACTACGGAAGCAAAAAGAAATTTAATACGCGCCTTAAGGAAAATAACGAAACGAAATAGACCCGGTACCTTTAAAGAGATTATCACTGAAATCAACCAAGTAACACGAGGTTGGATAAATTACTTTGGCAGAGGTTTTATCAAAGGATTTATTGAAACTACGCAATCTTGGCTAAACCGCCGACTTAGACAACTCATTCTTAAACGGTGGAAAAGAGTAAGAACTAAATATAAGATGTTACGCCAATATGGTCTTGACCATAGAAGTGCAATGAAAATCGCACAGTCTCGCAAAAAGTACTGGCGATTATCGAATACGCATGAGGTTCATCGTGCACTTACAACAAAACAACTCTACAAGTGGGGACTGATACCATTAGCCCAGCTTGCAGAGTTGGCTTACGCAAGGTATTGAACCGCCGAGTACGGAACCGTATGCTCGGTGGTGTGAGAGGACGAATAGTCAGTTAATGGCTATTCTCCTACTCGATTAGTTGTAGAGAGAAGTAGATCGCGCAGTCCCTTGGATCTTTGAATCCGTAATGTAAACTGATCAGCTTTACTCTCCTTTTGAAATTCGATTGAAGTATGTTGGGTTTTAGAAACCGTGTATAGGAAAATGAAATGAAAAAGGCTAAGTAAAGTTAAAATCTTCTCAATTCAATAGAGAAAGGTATGATTTTTATTAACTGTTTAGGTATTGATATCAGTAAGTCAGAAAGTGTGGTCGCACATTATAAGGATGAAGTTTTCGTTAAAGAATTGGTCATTCAAAATAATCAAAATGGCTATCGTTATCTTAAAAATTATATCAAGCATCTTGATTCCCTGTTTATCCTCTTTGAATCAACAGGTGTTTATTCAAGAGGTATGAAACACTTTTGTGAAATTCACAAAATAAATTACTTAGAAATGAACCCCCTAGAAGCCAAGTTTAAAACAAATTCGTTAAGATCATGGAAAACAGATAAGTCAGACGCACATAAACTCGCACTTCTTGCCTTTAGAATGAAAGATTCAAAGGTACAACGTCATCCTGAAGAGATCTACTTTGAACTGAGAGAACGTGCGCGCTTTCACTTAGAAATGGAGATCAACCAAAATTGTCTCAAAGTTGAGTTAGTCGAAACACTACATCAAACATTTCCAGGGTTAGAAAAGTTATTTACTAACAGATATTCAAAAATCGCATTAAATATAGCTAAAGCATTTCCTCATCCTGATTATGTAAGTATTTTGACTCATGATGAATTGGTGGAAAAAGTACTTCATTCAACTGATAAAGGCATTTCAATTAAAAAAGCGCACAAGTATGCCAAAAAATTAATTGAAATAAAGAATAATAGTTTTCCGAATGTGCGCAAGTCTTCTTTCCTCCTACAAAAAGTCCAATACTTATGCGACAAACTGCTTATTGGGATAGAAGAAATGAAAGCATTTAATCAGGAAATGATTGATTTAGCTAAAAATACAACTGAGTTTGAAAATATTATTTCAATTCCTGGCATCGGAGAACTCACAGCTACATTGCTTATTGGGGAACTTGGAGATATTAGAGAATTCAAAACAAATAAACAACTGAATGCATTTGTAGGCATTGATATTAAACGTTACCAATCAGGAACTTCAAAGAGTCGAGATACGATTAATAAAAGAGGAAATAAAAAAGCAAGGCGTTTATTGTATTTAATCACTATGAACATTCTTAGGGGAAGAAATCATTATCAAAGCCATATTGTGGATTATTATTATAAATTAAGAGAGCAGCCTCATGGGAAACCCCACAAGACTGCCGTAATAGCGAGTATCAATCGCTTATTAAAGACCATTCACTACTTGATAGTCAATGATAAATTATATGATTATCAGAAAGCACCACACTAACGAAACCACATAATCATATACATCATAACACCTTATTCAAAAAAGTAAAAATTGGACGGTCTAGTTCAGTAATGTCAATTTCACTTATTGAACCCTTGACAAATCGTAGGAATAAGGGGCTGGGACGTAATTCCTGCCCTCTTCGCTAAAAAAGCTCTGATTAGATGTAAAAAAACATTTAATCAGAGCTTTTTTAGATATTATTTAAAAAAATAAAGCACTTCCTGTATAATTATTAATAACGACAAAAATAATAGACAGGGGTGCTTTATATGTATAAAAATTATAACATGTTTCAACTTACACTTCCAATAGAAACTGAGATGTCTTTTCCAGAAAATGATATTGTATTTATTATTAACAAACTTGTAGAATCTATCCCCCAAGAAGCGTTTAATCCATATTATAGCCAAAGAGGTCCTTCATCATACCATCCAAAAATGATGTTAAAAATCATACTTTATAGTTATGCCCATTCTGTTTTTTCAGGACGAAGAATCGAGCATCTGTTAAAAGATAGTTGCCGAATGATGTGGCTTGCGCAAGGTCAAACGCCAACTTATAGAACCATCAATCGCTTTAGAGTGAACCCCCATATGATGGAATTTCTACATATTTTATTTGTCGGTTTAAGAGCACAGTTATTAGAAGATAAACTCATAACAGAGGATGTCATTTATATTGATGGCACAAAAATAGAAGCAAATGCGAATAAGTACACATTCCAGTGGCTGGCTAATACGAAGCGTTTTAGTCAGTCTGTCATTGAAAAATCAACGGCTTTATATGAGCAACTCGTTTCTGAAGAGATTATTCCTGAAATCAAACGTGAATCTGGGCATGAATTAACAAGTGAAGAACTGAATCAAATAGAGACGCATTTAGGTCATAAAAATGATGCGCTCACGTCTGAAATTGAAACGACTCAAGATGTAGAGACAAGAAAAACCCTTAGAAAAGAAAGAAGTAAGGTGAGACAAAGTAAGAAAGCCATCCAAGATTTTAAAGACCGTAAAATCAAATATGACAAGCAAATGGAAATTTATGGTGACAGAAAAAGTTATTCAAAGACCGACCACGATGCGACCTTCATGAGAATGAAAGATGATCATATGAGAAACGGCCAATTGAAACCGGGTTATAACCTACAAATCGCAACCCATAATCAATTCGTTTTAGCTTTTGGTGTTTACAGTTATCCAGGTGATACAAGAACGCTCGAACCATTTTTAAAATCCATCCACAATTTATATGGTGACATTCCAGAGTATATTGTGGCAGATGCGGGTTACGGAAGTGAATACAACTATACCATGATACTCGATGAATTTGAGAAAACACCTTTAATCACTTATAGTATGTATCTCAAAGAGAAGCAGCGCAAATATAAAAACAATCCATTGATTACTGCTAACTGGGAATACCGTGAGATAGATGATTACTATATATGTCCTAACAAAAAGGAATTACATTTCCAAAGTTACAGAAAGAAAAGAGATGGATACGGTATTCAAAGAGATTTTAAATTATATGCATGTGAAGAGTGTGTGGGCTGTCCATTACGAAGTCAATGTATGAAGCAAAGTACGAACCCCAACACAAATAAACGCTTATTTAGAAATTTAACTTGGGACTATTTTAAAGCCTTCACAAATCAACAGCTTTCAGATCCAAAGACGAAACACATTTATCAAAAGAGAAAGATAGATGTTGAATCAACTTTTGGAAATCTGAAGGCTAATTTGGGTTTCCAAAGATTATCGGTTCGCACAAAATCAAAGGTTGAGTGTGAACTTGGCATCGCACTCATGGCAGTAAATATACGAAAACTAGCTAAAATAAGTGCTCGTTTTCGTTCGTTAATAAGAAAAAAGCCGTCAAATTCTAAAAAAATGAATTTTGACGTCTTTTTCTTAAAGGAGCTGAAGGTCTATGTCCCAGCCCCTAAAATATTAAGATTTTAAAGTTGAAATAATTTTTTCTTTATCTGACCAATATAATATCGAAAGATTTTCATGTTCTGCAGCCTGGAGAGCTTTATCACTAATAGTGTGGTCTATATCATTAGCTATAATAAACATTCTTGGCAATAAATTATTCCTAGATGGTCTATTATCTTTTACATCTCTATACATATAAACATCGTTGGTAACTTTATTGAAGTCTAAATTATTTGCGAAGTTAATGAGTTTTTCTGATTGGGATTTCGTTCCCGGTAAAATGTAATCGATAGAATACTTTATACCTGATTCACCGGCTACTGACACTTCAGCAGATCCTGCTATATCTTCTTCGTATAGAAAGTTAAACACATCTTCATAAAACATGGATGAAACATTATTTCTAGAGGTTATGGTAAGATCATAAATTTTTAGAATACCTTGAATTAAATCGTGTTTAGATTGAGCGAAACTCTCATTTTTAACATGAGCGATAATTTCCTCGTTTTTTAAACTTAAATTAAATTGATTTAATATGCTTTGTATTATTCTATTTCTAGCTTTAGTATTTGTGTTTACATTAGACATCTTTAGTTCGTTTAAAGTTAAACCATCATCTGATAATATGATTGAGCCATCAGGACAAAAATCAGCATATATTCTTATGAAATCATTTAAGTGGTTTCTAAACGGCGTGGTAATTTCTGTAGTACTATCTAACTCTTTATATTTATAACTTTGTTTTAACCAGTTAAAATAATCATTCATCATTTGTTCGATAGTTTCCATTATTTATCCCTCCGTTTCATTCTACAATAAGCTTGGTTCTATTATAACATTATCACGCTTTATATTAGTGTAATCCATAAAAAATTCCAATGAGTCTATAAGCTCATCTACTAAATTTATATTTTCAATTTCTTTTAATGGAATAGCTATACCACCATTATCATATTCATCAGTAATAATATGTATATGTGGCGTGGGTATTCTTTCGTAATTCGGTGGGTTAGCGTGATCGCTTCCATTAACATCAAATCTGATCATATTACTTTTATAGTTATTACTATTTAATATTATAGTTAAATTATGAGGGTTTCTATGACCACCTTTATTAATTATAAGTGTAAATTTCTCTGTATCATCAATAATGTGAAACAGCTTATGTTTAGTTTGTTCGCCAACAACAGGTATATTAACTATATTATTTTCGAAAACTTTTATTTTTTTAAGTAACTTTTCATATAATTCTCTTTCCATCCCTCAACCTCCATTTAAAAAGGGTAGGCGTACTACCCCTGAATAGTTAATCTTTTAAACTCGATATAATAACGCTTAGAACTTGCCCTTTATCACCTAGAACATAACTGACATAGTAGTCTTTATTTAATGATTTTGAGTGATATTTTTGTTTAATATCACTGATATTTGAAACAAATTCTGCATCATCTGCCATATAATCACGCGCATGTTGATTCAAAAATTCTTTATCTATGTTTCTATCTACAGGAAATTTACCAAAAGACTTTTCTGCCTGAAGTATGTTGTCAGTATCTCCTAAAAGGTAGGTTGTGCCGTTTATCACCACCATGCTTTTTTCCGCGTCGTGTGGCTCAGTTAATTTTCCATACACGGTATTGTCCTGTGGTGTTGCTGCTACTGTTTCAGTCGACTCTTTTTCTTCTTTTTCTGACTCTTTTTCTACTTTCTCAGCTTTTTCAGATTCTTTTTCGGTTTCTTTTTTATCGCTCTCTGTTACTTTTGTGTCTTCAGTTTCGTCATCATCTGAATGGCTGCCACATGAGCCAAACAATAATAGTAATACGATGACGCAAGATGAATTGAAACAGATACCGATGAAACAATATTTTTGTGGTGTTGACTGGGGATATGAGCATTATGGTGTGATTGTTGTGTTTGGTATGGGCTATGATGATAGATTTTATTTAATTGAGGAGCACGCAAAGCAGCACGCTTTCATTGAAGAATGGGTACGTATCGCGCATGACATTAAAGCGCGGTATGGTGATATTCCTTTTTATTGCGACTCAGCGCGTCCGGAACACGTAGCTAAGTTTCAAGATGAGGGCATCAATGCGGTATATGCAGATAAGCGGATTATGCGCGGTGTGGAGTTAGTGGCGCATTACTTTAAAAATGATAAGCTTAGAATTTTATACGACGCTTGTCCTCGATTTGCCTCAGAGATTTATAACTATGCGTGGGACACTAAAAAAGATTTACCGATGAAAGAATACGATGACGTGATGGATGCGATGCGTTATGCGTTACTCACGTTTGTAGAAACATTCGAACAAAGAAGTGTTGAAGATGAAATTGATTTAATTCAACAATTAGGAATTTAGGTGATAGAATGCGGTTTAAACCTGACAGTAATTTAATATTTACGTGTAAAGACGTTGATGATTTGTTAGCCAAAAATGGTGAAAAATTGTTAACGTTTTTTAATTTACATCGAGATCAGCAACGTCCTCGATTACAAGAGCTGCTCGATTATTATTTGACGAATAATAAGGGAATCAATCAACGTCCGGGACGTGATGAACCATACGCGGATTATCGTATTGCGCACGCGTTTGTGAAGAATGGTACGGACTTTATTCGCGGTTATATCGGTGGGAATGAAATCACATTCCGCGATGAGCAATATGCTGATGAGATTCAACACATTAATGACATTAACGATGCACATGTTGTTAACGTTGAGATTTTAGAAGACTGTATTATTTATGGACGCGCTTATGAGATTGTGTATCGTAATACGGACAATCAAGACATCTTTAAGCGGTTAGATCCAAAAAATGTGTTTGTGATCTACAGTGACGACATTGAAGTTGAACCTCTTGCAGCAGTACGGTATCGGTCTGAAAAAATAAACGGTAAAGATGTGACGCTGATTGATTTCTATACCGCTGATTATCGTGCTTATTTTTACGTGGATAATAACCGTTTAAGAGAACGTGCAGATATGCCACAAGAGCTGAATATGCATCATATGCTACAGATTCATGAGTATAATGCGAATCGGTTCCGACAGGGTGTGTTTGAAAATGTACTCGATTTAATCGATGCGTATGATTATGCGGAATCTGATACGGCTAACTATATGACGGACTTGAATGATGCGATGCTAAAAATTGAGGGGCATTTAGACTTAGATATTGAAGAGGCTAAAAAGATGCGGAAGTCCCGTATTATTTTAGCAAAAACAAAACCTGATGCATCCGGCCGTATCGGTAATGCGAATGTCGATTATATTTATAAGCAGTATGACGTTGCTGGCGTTGAAGCATACAAGAAGCGTATTCAAAAAGACATCCACAAGTTTACGAATACGCCTGATTTATCCGATGAACATTTCGGTGGGGTGCAGTCGGGTGAGGCAATGAAATATAAGTTATTCGGACTTGAACAGTTACGCGTGACGATTGAAAGACAACTGACGAAAGGCTTTAAACGTCGGTTTGCGATTATTCAAAGTGTGCGGAATCACTTGAATGATAATGTCGATTTTACGGATATGCGTATTGAGTTTAAGCCTAACATCCCGCAATCCTTAGCAGAATATGCAGATATCTTTATTAAGCTTGGCGGTCGCGTGAGTCAAGAAACGTTGTTATCGTGGTTACCGAATATTGAGAATCCTAAAGAAGAACTTGAAAAAGTGAAAGCGGAGGAGCAAGAGACATCGGATAGTCATCATTACCACGACGCCATGCCTGTGCAACAAGAGAAAGCGGATATAAACAATGTCGAACTTGAGTGATTACTGGTTAGAGCGCGCAAAAATGTTCATCCAGTCTGAAACATTAGAAGATGCTGCAAAGGTTGCTGAAATTGAGCGCATTGTGGCGATGATGTTTGCGGATATCTACAAAAACTTGTTGGCCTATTATGGGAAGCTTGCGACAGCTGAAGGGATTGACTGGCGAGAAGCGAAAAAGATTGTGGATGCGTTCGATGTTGAAATGTTTCAAATGCAAGCAAAAGCCTATGTTGAAAATAAAGACTTTAGTGAAAAAGCGAATGAAGAGCTGAAGCGTTATAACACGACCATGTATGTGAATCGTGAGCAGTTGTTAAAGCATGAGCTCGGTTTGATTGTGACGAAAGCCTATGCGGAACAAGAGAAAGTGGTGAATCATCACTTACAAGATAGCGTGACACGTACACTGAAACATCAAGCAGGTATTTTAGGTGCGGATGTGCATGTAAAGCAGTCAGATGTTGAAGCGATTGTGTATTCTAACTTTGGCAAGCTGAATTGGTCTGAGCGACTCTGGAATAATCAAGATGAACTCAGAAAAGATGTTGAGCGGATGGCAAGCCATGTGATGTTACGTGGGCGTCATCCGTATGAGTTTGTGCCGGAGATACGTAAGAAGCAGAAGCAGACAGTCGCTAATACAAAAAGGCTATTGATTACCGAAGCTGCACGCGTCCAAACGGAAGCACAGAAAATGCACTATTTAGAAACGATGGGCGACGATGCCGAATATGAGTTTGTGGCGAAACGTGATGAAAAGACGTCTAAAATCTGTCGTCATTATGATAAAAAAGTTTTTAAAGTGAAAGACATGGTACCTGGTGTCAATGCCCCGCCGATGCATCCCCATTGTCGAAGTACGACAGTGCCACATGTAGGCAACTGGCGTGATAAGTTTTTCAAAGATAGACAAGGGAAGTACAGGGTTGAGTACAAAGAAGTTTTACAAAAATTAGCTAAAGAAGACATGACGGAAGCTCTTGAAAATGGTAAAATAAAAAAAGAATTAAACGTAGATAAACAGAACCGACACCAGTTAGGTCATCAATTGTATGAAGCATATAAGAAAAAGAATTTACAAAAAGGGCTTCCAATACCAAGCTTTACGATATTAGACAATGATGAACTCAATGCGTTAATAATTCAAAAAGCTGGTAAGGGTCGTTTAATCACTAGTGACACAGGTGAATGGAAGAACAAAGAAGTCATTGATTTTGGCAGGGTTATAGGAAAAGATTATATGGACGGTAGATTTATAGAAACAAGATTAGGGACTGTACACTATTCAAAAACAGGCACCCATGTTATACCGAACGGAAAGGATGAGGCACAATGAAATTGTGGACATATGTAGGAGAAAATGCAATTGTAGAATTGATGAATGGTAAAAAATTTGTGGGTAAAGTTACAAATTTTGAAGATGAAATAGCTAATAACAGTGGAGAGAATTCTATACACTTCGATGATGGTATAGGGTTATATGATTTCGATGAAAGTGAAATTAAATCAATTGAAATTTTAGAATAAGCACCGGATGAAACAGTAAATCAATCATCCTGGTGCTCTTTTTATACTCAATTTTAAGCTACTGTGCTGCAGTGGCTATTTTTTATGCCCAAACCATGCTTATGGCGTTAAAAGATGCAAGTGTAGTCCAAACCATGCAATGACATTAAACTTGCAAGAGTAGATTTAAATGAGGTGCGAAAATATGAAAGAACAATGGTTCAAGTTGAAGTTACAATTTTTTAATGATGCGGGTACTGAAGAAAATACGGAAACAGATAATACTGTAGAAAATAGCGATTCGACTGAGGAAACGAAAGATACGGAACAGTTGACTGAAGCGCAATTGAAGTTAGTGAATGATCGTGTGAATGCAGAGATGCAACGACGTACGAAAGAGATGCGTCAACAGATTCAAGATGAGTTAGCTGAGAAGCAAAAAGAAGCTGATAAATTGCGTAAGATGAACGCCGAACAAAAGCATCAATACGAGCTTGAAAAGGCTGAAAAAGAACGTGATGCATATAAGCAACAACTTGAGTCATACAAGATGCGTCAAGAAGCGATGGCGATGTTTAGTGAGGCAGGCATGCAAGCCCCTGAATCTTTATTGAATATGGTCGTTCAAGATACAGCTGAAGCAACAAAAGAAGCTGTAGATAGCTTTGTTTCGATGGTGAATCAAGAAGTACAGCGTCAGTTAGAAAGTAAAGCGACACAAAGCCATGTTGTTGGGAATCATGTGACGACACCGAAGCTTGAAACTGATGAAGCGTGGAAAACATTTTTAAATTAAGAAAGGTTGATTTGATGATGAAATTCAATTTACAATTTTTTGCTGATACGGGTACAGGCGGGACTGCAACACCTGCAGCAGCAACACAAACGAAAGTGGCACTGGGTGAAACGAAATTAAAGGACAAACACACTGGCATTGTAAAAACTGTGACAGATGCGAAGTCGTATGCGACACCTGCATTGATTACGGATGATGCGATTTATATGGAGGGGCGTTCATTCACTGTGATGAAAGGTGATGTGGCTGAATTACGCGACTACGACCGCACGCAAGCGAACCATATGGACAGCCCGAAAATTACTGAACGCACGTACTTCTTAGACCAAGAGAAGTATTGGGGTCGTTTTATCGATAAGCTTGATAAACGTGATACTGAAGGTAATATCGATGTGAACTATGTGGTTGCACGTCAATCGGCTGAAGTGGTCGCGCCTTATTTGGATAACTTACGCTTTAAAAACATTGCTCAGAATGCGAAAGAACACATTGCGGTTGCTGCGAATCGTGAGTACGATGCGGTTTTATCAGTCACTGAAAAGATGACGGACGATATTGCGCCTGCAAACCGAACATTATTCGTAACGCCTGCTTTCTACACTAAAATTAAACAGCTTGTCATTCAATTGCCACAAGGGGATAACAAGCAACAAGTGTTAAGTCAAGGTGTACAAGGTAAGTTAGATGGCTTTGTTGTTGTCGTTGTACCGACTAAGTTCTTACAGGGCGTTGAGGCGATTGCGGTTGCAGGTCAAGTGTGTGCGTCACCGCTTCAAGTGAACGAGACGAAAACAAACAGTAACATTCCTGGTCGCTTTGGCGAATCAGTTGAACAATTGCTTTACACTGGTGCGTTTGTACCGGAAGAGTTACAAAAATTCATCTACACACTTGGTGGTACTGCTGTAGCGCCTAAAAAAGACGGTAAAGACGCTCATAAAAAATAATTAGTGGGTGATTGAGATGAAGGCTTTTGTGGATAAAGTCAAAAACCGTATTGGCATTGATGATCACTTACAAGACAAGTTGCTTTATGAAATCGTCACCAACGTTGTTGACGAGTTGAAATTACGTTTACCGAAAGAACAAGCGTTTATTCCGCAACCCCTTTACTTTATTGTGATTGAGGTTGCGGTGAAGCGTTATAACAAGGTAGGTTCTGAAGGTATGGTGTCGGAAAGTGTTGAAGGTCGTTCAATGTCGTATGAAGAAGACGACTTCAAGCAATATGACAGCTTCATTAATAAGTTTTTTGATGATGGCTGCGGTGAGGTGTTGTTCTTTTGAGGTTTTCAAATCGTGTCATGTTGGTGACAAAAAGACGAAAGCGGTACAACCCTGACACCAATCAATATGAGCGTGAGACTGTGAGACATGAAACGCTTGTTTGTAATATCAACCCATTGTCGCCATCAAGGACATCACTGTTATTCGGTGATGTCTATAAGGCGATAAATGTGATTCGTTTGAATACGGTTGTGGATTATAAACCGACACATGCTTTAATAGACGGGGTGTGCTATGCAATAAAAAAGCGTGTGGATAGTAGGAGACAAACGACCTTTTATGTTGAGGAGGTTGTGAATGATGAAAATCACGGGCGTTGATGATTTAAAACGTGTACTTAAAAACATGTCTGACATTGATGATGATGTGAATTTGATTATGACTGAAACTTGTAAAGAAGCGCCGGGAATCGCCGTTGAAAATGCACGTGCTGTCATGGTGAAAGGCTATTGGACGGGGAATTTAGCGCGTGAAATAGAGAGTGACATGCTTGATTCGCTGTCCTTTATGCTCATCTCAAACGCAGCTTATTCGGGATTTGTGGAATACGGTACGCGTTACATGGAGGCTGAACCGTTTATGCGTCCGACGAGTAAACAGATGGGTGAACAGTTGCGTGATGATTTTATGCGCTTGTTGAAAGGTTAGGTGATGTGATGTTATCACCACAATTACAACTATATAACAAAGTGTTTAAGCAATTATTGAAGTATGGTGTACCAGTGATTGATGTAAAGGATATCGGACAAACCCTCCCGTATCCTTTTTTTGTTGTGCAACGGATGAATGTGAAAAAGTCGTTTTTGGCGTTTGACCGTTTTTCAAGTGAAGCGACCTTGTTAATTCACGTGTGGAGTGTTGCGGACGACGAAAGTGTGCATGATGATGCTGTTAGTTTTGCAGAAAGTGTCGTGTCAACGCCGATTGAGTTAGACGGCTATGATGCGATGCCTGACAATATCGATACACGTTTTATTGTTGATACGACAACGAATCAATTACTGAATCATACGGTGATAACTGCAGATTATAAAATTTATTAAGAATGGAGTGTTTATGAATGGCTGATTTAGTAAAAGGTAAAGACCTTTTAATTTTGTTACGTGAAAAGGGAAAAGCTGAAGCTGCTAAGAAGTTGATGCTCGGTAAAGAGTACAAAAAGAGTGTTGAGAGCGATGGCGATACTGTTGACACGTTTGACGGCTCATTTACGACTGGCGGGACGAAAAAGACGACATTTAGTGTAACGGTGTTAATGTCGCGTGAAGATTCACTACCTGAAGAAATCGAGAAGGGATTAGGTGAAACGGTTTATGAGATTTGGCTTGCGGATAGTAAGAACGTTGGGCGTGAGACAAATGCGAATAAATATAAATCGGAGTATATGCAAGGTGTCTTTAAGAAGTTTGATTTAAAAGGTGAAGTCGGTGGCATTGTGGAGTATGAAGTGGAATTTAATGAATCGGGTGGCGGTACAAAATACGGTTATGCGACGTTACCTGAAGAGATGAAAGCGAAATTGACGGCTGCAGGTTATCGATTCCACGATACCACTGCTGCAGACGCAGTGACAAATAGTACTGGCAATGCAGAAGTTGAAAATGAATAACGAGACGGGTTTAATGCCCGTCTTTTTTATTAAATTTATGAGGTGAAAGCAATATGGTATCTGTTTTAGTTGATAATAATGAGGTTGTTTTACATTTTGGTTTAGGTGAGTTAATGGCGTTAGACCGTGATTTAGGTTTTGAAGTGAAAAAGGTAAAACTTGGCTCAGGTTTAGGTTTTTTAGTGCCTAAACTTGAAGAAGGCGATGTCGTTGGATTAGCAATAATGTTGAAAGCAGCAACATCAAGACAGCCGTATCCTTTAAAAACAGAAGCACAATTGGAAAGTGCGTTAGTGTATGCACATGAAACATACGGCTCATTTGAAGCATTTGGTAAAGTTGTTATCGAGGAAATGGGGAAGCATGTTTTAACCCAAGACCTCATCAAAAAACACCAAAAAGACTAAGTCATGATGATGATGTTTCAGAACAACATGCTATCGTCGCAACGTATGACTATATTGTCGTGACGTGTATGAGTACATTGGGCATAAAGCGGTTGGATGAAATTAACGATATGACATTAGCAGAATATCATTACCGCGTTTTTGCCCAAGAATTCATTGAACTAAAAAGAGAGTATGAGCGTGTGAAGCAGGCTTTTTTAATTCGATATGCGAATGCGACCAAAAATGTCGGGACGAAAGATAAGCCGAAAGAAGAATATTACTTTAAAAGTGAAGATGACATTTTGAACTACAAAGCATGTTATTACAAACTTTGGAATGGTGAAAATTGGGGATACACGCAAGAGGTTGAAAACGTGTCTGAAGATGATTACAAGTTACTCTCTGTGATTTCAGACATTAACAATATGCTGTAAGGAGGTGGAGAGATGGCAGAAGATGTATATAAGGTTAAGGCGATATTTGAAGCGCACACAGAAAGATTTAAAAAAGCGATTGATTCGGCTTTAAATACGATTGAGCGTTTTGAAAAAGTATCAAAAGCGATTGATGATGTCACGCTAGATGCTGACGCAAGCCGTTTGAATGAAGTGGTCGACAGAGTAAATGCAAAACTTGAAGCGCTCGAACACGAAAAAGCAACGGCGCATCTTGATGCAAAGGATAAAGTAAATGAAAAAGTTAATAAAGCTAAGTTAGCACTTGACTTTATTAATAATAAACGTGCTCAGGCGGCATTATATTTGAAAGATCGTTTGTTTAATTCGAAAATCGCAAAAGTAAAAACTGCACTCAAAAAGTTAGATGCTTCAAATATTAGTATTAAACTTAATATTGATAATGGAGTGGCCACTGCTAAAGTGCTTGCTTTTAAAGCGCGTTTAAGAAGTATTCCAAATCGTATTAAGTCAAAGATTATTGTAGATGTCGATAATAAAAAAACGACTATCTTTGCGTTAACTTTAAAAAAGATGAATGAAAGAGCTAATAATTTTAATCAACGTATGGATGCGCTCGCAAATTCAATTCGTACTTTTGGAACAGTGGGTCAATATGTGGTGCGTGGGATGATGATTTCTTCTTTTTCGGCACTTATTCCTGTTATCGCAAGTGCGATACCGGTTGTTATGGCAGTAGGTAATGCACTTGGTGTCGTAGGTGGCGGCGCATTAGGTATGGCAGGTGCTTTTGGTGTTGCTGGAATCGGGCTTGTTGGTTTTGCTGCAATGGCAAAGACAGCTACAAAAATGCTCGAAAAAGGGACAATCGCAGCGAGTGAAGCGACATTCGGCTATCAATCAGCATTAAAAAATTTAAAATCGGTTTGGCAAAGTATTATTCGACAAAATGCGACACACATTTTTGGTGCAATGCGCAATGCTCTTAACGGAGTATCGTCAGCAGTTCAGCAGCTAGAGCCATTTTTGAGCCGTGTTGCAAGTGTTGTTGATAAGAATACAGAAGCAATGAATAACTGGATTCAAAAATCAGATACTGCCAAAAAAGCTTTTAAAGAGATAGACTCAACAGGTGTTAAAATCTTTTCGAATTTATTGAGTGCTGTTGGCCGTTTTGGTGACGGGTTGGTCAACATATTTACACAATTTATGCCTTTGTTTCAATGGGTATCTGAAGGGTTCAATAATATGGGGCAAGCGTTCCAGAAATGGGCAAATAAGGTGTCTACTGAAAAAGGTATTCAAAGGTTTATTGCTTACACTGAAAAGAATCTGCCTGTGATTGGGAAGATATTTGGCGATACGTTTTTAGCTATTATCAATCTATTTAGGGCGTTTAGTGGTAATTCACAAGACTTATTTAAAACGTTATCTGAAATGACGGGGCGTTTTAAAGCTTGGAGTGAGACAGTAGGTCAATCTAAGGCGTTTAATGATTTTATGGAGTACATTAAAACAAATGGTCCTATTGTTGCATCCTTAATTGTTAACATTATCAATGCGTTGCTGAAGTTTGGAGAAGCAATGGCTCCTATTGGCGCTGTCGTGTTACAGATTATTAATACTATCGTTCAGTTTATATCCAATTTATTTGAAGCACATCCTGTGATTGCTCAAATTATTGGTGTCCTTATCAGTTTGTTTGGTGCTTTCATGTCACTTTATCCTGCTGTTGAAGGGATTGTGCTTGCGGTAATGGATATGATGGACGTCATCTCCCTATTGACCGGGCCGATTGGTATAGTAGTTGCTGCAATTGTTGCTTTGGTCGCTGTTTTTGTTTATCTGTTTAATACTAACGAGACTTTCAGAGCAAAAGTGATGGAAGTTTGGAATCATATTGTGACGCTTATCACTGATGCAATAAATATTGTGTGGGAATTTGTGATGAATATTTTTGGCACTTTAGTGGCGTGGTGGAATGAAAACCATGATTTGATTTTACAAACTGCATTAACGGTTTGGGGTTGGATTAGTACGTATATTATGGTCATGCTTGAAGCCGTGCAAGTGGTCGTTCAAGCGGTTTGGCCGATAATTACTACGGTGATTTCGACTGCGATGGATGTTATTTTGAGTGTCATTAAATTAGTGATGCAGCTGATAACAGGTGACTGGTCAGGTGCTTGGGAGACGATTAAGAGTATTGGTTCTAAGCTTGTATCAGGCATTGTGAGTTTAATTACTAATATTTTTAATGGTTTTGTAAGTATTGTGTCATTTATTTGGAATCGTCTTTTATCACTTGCGCATAGCATTTTTACGAAACTTCGAGATAAGATTGTTGAAAAAGTTGAAAAGGCTGTTTCTGATGCGCGAAACAAACTTCATGATTTTGTCGAAAAATTTAAAGAAGCGGGAAGTAATTTAATTAAGGGGCTTGTCGATGGTGTTAAAAATGCGGCAGGAAAATTGATTGAAGCTGTCGGTGGTGCTGTTGGTGGTGCAATTGATAAGGCGAAAAAGCTACTTCATATGAAATCGCCATCTCGTGTGTTTAGGCAAATCGGTGAGTTTATGATGGACGGTGCGACTATTGGTGTTGCAGCGCGTGCAGATCAATTTATCGATTCTGTTGGCGATGCTGCAAAGCGTGCGGTGGATGTGTTTAATCCGAACTTAGATGTTGGTGATATGGTTGGTGATTTGTCTGGCACGGATGCACGTCTTGTGTCTAATGTTGTGCACAAACATGAATTTGACGCACGTCCGCATCAGCGTGTGGTACGTGTTGAGGTGCAACTGGATAATGATGCGATGACTGCTATTGTCAATGGTAAAAATGCGGATAATGATGCGACATTCGAATTTTAAGGAGGTGGTTTTGTGGATGTTCAGATTACAAAACTTGATGGGACGTCCTATTTTTTAAGTGATTATGACATTCATGTGTTGGATTTTGTAGTTGAAAGTATGGAGTATGAAGATAAATATGCCAAAATTGACGGGTTACATGGTCGATACCTTGTAGATTCTGTGTTTGATAAGCGTAAGATTGGTATTCCGTGCATTTTCATTACAGAGAATAACTCAGATTATGTTAAACAAAGGACGATGCTTTATAGTATTGTGCAAGATACTGAGCCTTTTTATATTCGAGAGTTGCGTAAGCGTGTTAAAAATCAATACCATTTTCATGATACGGTTGCAGCTGATCGCGCTGATTCAATGGGTGATGCTGAACATTTTGAGCAGTTTGTTGATGGCAAGCGGTATTTGGTGAAGTTGAGTAACGTGTTAAAGCCGACGCAGACAAAATTTTCAGGTCGTGTTGAACTGGAATTTGAGACGGTTAAATTGCCGTTTGCTGAATCAATTGGAACGAGTAATGATTTAGAAAAACGAGAATTTAATGACATGTGGTCAGAAGACATGAAAATTAATTTTGATGACCTATCATACACGAAGTATACTTTTAAGCATGTCAATGACGGTGAGGTATACTATCACGGTAATGTTGCATTAGACCAATTCAATATGTATTCTGTTGTAACGATAATTATCGGTGAACGTACTGATTATTTTAAATGGTCGTTGAATAATGGAACGGTCATGTACATTCGTGGTATCACATTAAATCCTGGCGATATTATTACGTATGACGGTGTACGTGTCTATCGTAATGGTGAGCCTATATTACAATATGCGGGGATAGAGATTCCTCGTTTTAAACCTGGTTTTAATCACTTTAAATTTAATCAACTTGTTGCGCATGTCAATTTTGATATGCGCTTTTATTTTAAGTAAAAGGAGGGCTCATATTGTTTGATGATATTGATGGGGTTAGATATTTTAACCGGCGTTGCGAAGGCGCTAAAAAATAAGAATTTATGGAGTCATGCTTCGTTTTTTGGTTATGCTAGGAAGCTATTGATTTTCTGTATTGTTATTTTAGCTAATATGATTGATCAAATTATTGGTACGAACGGCGGTATTGTGATGGTGACGTTATTCTTTTACATTGCCAATGAAGGACTGTCTATTGTAGAGAATTGTGCTGAGATGGGTGTTTTAATTCCTAAACAGATTGCTGAGAAGTTAGCAATAATTGGGAATGATGAGCATAAGTCAATTATGCATGAGTTAAAAGAAGAAATGTCGGATACAACTAAAAAATGATAAGAAGGAGGTTACAAAATGGTTAAAGAAAAAATCGGTACATGGAACGGTGTACCCGTATATACGGATTTTTTGCCAATTGGGACACGTCGAAGCGGTCAAAGGCTCGTAAGTGGGAATCCTAAATTTGCGGTGTTTCATGATACAGGAAATAGGGATAGCACCGCTCAAAATAATGTCGATTATTATCGAAATACGTATAATATCGATTGGGCTTATACTGCATCAGCGCATGTGTTTGTGGACGATAAAGAGTGTATTATCTGTATTCCAGTGACTGAAAAGGCATGGCATGTATTGTATGATACGCCTATCGACAATAATTGGTACGGTGATGATGCGAATGATATCGCTTTTGGGTTAGAAGCTTGTTACTTTTCTGATAGGAATAGAACACGTAAGTCATTAGACAATGCGTGTCGTATTATGGGTGCGTTGTGTAATTCTTGGGATATTAACCCACGTAATGAAATGCCAGGCCATCAAGATATTCAGTACGATAAGCAAGATCCAGGCAATATTTTGGAAGCAGCGGGTTATGGCAGGCACGACATGCATATTATTGATGATTTGGTCGTTAAGTATATGAATGGAGATGCACCAGTGCCGAAAGTAGCCAAAACAGTGAGTCAGCCGAAGCAAGGTAAACCGCCTAAAACGGTGTGGGCATGGCATGGTATTTTCACTGCTTATGAAGATAACGACGATGCGATTGTCGTACGTCGCGCATTTGGAATGGATAAGGAAGAAGTGGACAGTGGTTCATGGATTTATCCAGGTGAATATGTAGTATTTGATCAAGTGATTAAAGATGTTAAAAACAAGATGTGGTGGATTCGCTTTAAGTATCAAGCGGATGGGGCTAATAAGAAGGATAATTTTTATATGCCGATTGGAAAAATTACTGATAAAGAAGGAAAATTGTTGAAAGAAAAAGCATTGTGGGGAAAATTAGAGGTTAAATAATACGTTAAAAAGTTCATACTATATTATATTTAAGGGTAGTCATTGCGGCTGCCCTGTTTTTTTATGCGTCAAGAAAGTAAATAGTGTTTTAGTTTCTTAACGCTATACATATTTCGGTGATAAATCATGGAACATTAAATTATTTAATTATTATTTCAAGTGCGCCCACGCCAATAAATTACTTGTAATAAGATTAAACTATGTTATGGTTAGAATCGGGATGTTATTAAAACTTGGGAGTAAAATTAAAACTAAGGAGTTTTTAAATTTGAAACTAAGAAAAACATTTGGATCATTGTTAGTGAGTGCAGTTTTATTAATGGAGATAAGTCCATTAGCAGATGCTAAGGCAAGCAATGTGAACAGTCAGACTTTTAAAACAGCCAATGATAGTACGGAAGCCAGATATGTAAGTGTCGATGGAGTTAAAATAAATAAAAATCCTGATTTGCCTATTAACCCAGAAGCGCAAAATCGAATTGGGGCTACAAAGATTGTTAAGACCGCTATTAAATTAATTATTAACAATAAAAGCAAGGCGGTTGCAGTGGTAGAAAAAGTAGGTGGAAAAAAAGCGGCTAATGCTTTTAATAAAGCATACACTCCTTTAGTAAAAGAGTTAAAGCCTTTGTTGAAATGGAGTGAAGTCCCTGCTAATGCAGTTAGGGATGCTGCTATTAGAGCGGGTCGTGCAGCTGGTTTATCTGAGTCACAAACCCATACTTTAGGAGTGACTTTAAAGGAAGCCATATCTTGGTTATTTTAATATATTTAGGAGGTTTATATGTTAAAAGAAAAAGAAAGTTTTAGATTACTTTATCAAGCTATACGCGAACTAGCAAATAAAATTGGAGATAATCAATTAGAAACTAATTCTGTTAGCTTATTATTGCTAGATTTCGATTTCGATCATGACGTTTTCGATAAATTATATTCGTCATTTTTAAAATATCTAGATAAAGTTAACTTGGATAGTATAAGTCACGGTGAACTTGTAGATTTAATAGATACTGCTCTTCCTGAAGGTAGAGAACTTAATACATTTATAAAGAATAAAATAATAATTGGTTTTGCTAATAATTATTTTCCAGAACTACAAGTATTAGCAGATAATATAAAATCTGATATGGGAAGTTTATTAAATCAATAATTCGATTTCTAAACAGTATTTAAGGTCAACTGTTGCGACGGTTGTCTATTTACCACCACACCCTAACAGGTGTGGTATTTTTTATGAGAAAAATCAGAAAAAGCTTGTGAAAAGGGGTTGTGTTGTCACGGTTCTCGTGATATAATGAATATAGAAATTAGGAAAGGGGTGAAGAAATGAACCGAGTCGAGAGAGAGGAAGCTCTCAAAGAAAAAAAGATAAGGCGTTATAAGGACATTACAGAAATTGTGCGAAATGTAATGGCTATCCTCATAAGCCTTATCACAATAATCAAAATGATAGTCGGGGGTTAATCCCTCCCTCGACTTCATTATATAATGAGGTGATAAAAATGACAAATAAACAGAAAGATATTATTGCGATATTCTTTAACATAGTAATAATCTTGTTATGCTTCTTTGGCATTGTGTATATGTTAAGTAATTAATTATCGACTCGGTTCATTTTAAAATATGGAAAAAGAAATATTGACAAAAGTTAAACAACTTCTTGAGAATCAAACAAGCTATAAGATTTCTAAAGAAACAAAGCTACCATACCAAACAATTCAGGATATAAAAAACGGTAAAACTAAATTATTAGAATCAAAGTTTAAAACTGTAATACGTTTATACAACTACCAAAAACAACTCGAGAAAGAGAATGAATAAAACCACCCCGCCTGCAATAGGTGGGGAGGGCGGTCAACCTAAATTCTGCACCCACTTTTCTGAAATTTCGTTTTTGGGTGCAGAGAAATAATTCTCAATATGTTTGTATGTGTTAAAACATTGATTTCACTAGCTTTTAATACCTAAAAAAATGTTATATATCCCAAACAGAACTATCAAGCTTAATTCTAGTGATGATAAGTCAAAGGAGGGGAAAGTTTATGATCGCAAAAAGAACGATAAAAATAAATTACAATAAAGATTCTGACACACTTTATATAAACTTTGAAAGACCTCTTAGTAGCACACATGATGAAGTCGACACAGAAGAAATTATTTTAGGTGTATACAGGGTTTATAATGAAATTATACCCTCTGTAACTTATCGATATGTAATACTTGACTACTCTTATCAAAACAAGGAAGAACTTGAAAGTCTGATTGGAATACAGTTGCCGCTAAACTTCAATTAAGTATATTTTTTTATAAATAATTGAAAATAATTGGCTGTATCTAATAAATGAAAGCAAGAAACTGTTGCGACGGTTACCTATTTACCCGCCACACCCTAACCGGTGTGGTATTTTTTATGAGAAAAATCAAAAAATTAGTAAAAAAGGGGTTGACTACGTTAGTAATCTAACGTATAATATAAGTATACCAAATAGAAAGGAGGGAAAAATAAATGAAGAAACAAAAAAAGCTCAAAAGCTTTAAGTTCTCGATAAAACTTAACTTGGCGGTTATCGTAATCGAGATAGCTTTTGAACTAAACTAAATAGCGGGAGGGTAACCTCCCTTTCAAATTTAGTATATAATGTTCTTCGTTTATTTGCAAACTATGAAGATAAAATATAGTGTTAGAAAAACGAGCAGAAAAGAAAAATTCGAATTTATAGCAGGTTTGCTATTTGCAGTATTGTTGATATGTATAGTAAAGGCGGTGTTTTGAATGAGAAATGAAATCATAAAACTACTTAATTCTAATATTAGTGCATACAAAATTAGTAAAGACACAGGCGTGAATGAAGCGACTATTAAGCAATTAAGATTAGGGAAGTCTAAATTAGATCGGTTAGGTTTATTGAACGCTGAAAAACTTTACAACTACCAAAAACAACTCGAACGAGAAAATGAATAAAATTACCCCGCCTGCAATAGGTGGGGTGAAAGTGTCAAACGCGTGTCAATTTAGTCTATTTTTGTCTAGTTTAGTCACAAAGTTAAAGCGTTGAAAATGCGATAATCACGCTGTTTCAGTGCTAAACACAATATAAAGGTTTTCCCTTGCTCTCCGTAATGAGCCGAAAAAGTTTAAACAACTTTTTCGGTGTTTTTTTGTTTTAAGTCTCAAAACGCAGTCATATCAAGGGTTTAACGCTACTAAATTAAATAAATAGAAAACAAAATTCAACTATACTAAACTTAGTTTTTAAAATTTTTTGGTCACAATTTGGCTAATAACGAGCGTGAAAAACGCAAATTTATTCACAAGATTCGTATCATTTAGTCACAAGCAATAAGCATAAGAAAGAGTGTATGAGGATTATGAATGAAAATCTATAAAGAAAAGAAACTTCAAAACCTATTGAAAAAATCTAATATGAAAGATATAGATAGAATGCGTGGATTAGATTTTGAGCTTTATTTAAAAGTTTTATTTAAAGAAATAGGTTATAAAGCGATAACTACAAGTGGCATTCATGATTATGGCGCAGATTTAATCTTAAAGAAAAATAACCATAAAAGAGTAGTTCAGGCCAAAAGATATGATTATAAAAAGAACGTATCTATATCGGCTATCCAAGAAATATTTGCTTCACGTTATTATCATCAAGCGTATGAGTGTTGGGTAGTAACAAATAGCTTTTTTACCAAAAGTGCTGTTAAATTAGCCAAAGCGTGTAATGTGCATTTGAAAGATAGGTACCAACTAGCACAATGGATTAATCAAATCAACCTGAACCAAACTCCAAAGCAAATCGTTACTAAAAATATTGATAATAGACATTGCCCAAAATGTGGAGGGAAAATGAAAATGCGAAAAAATAAACTAGGTAATTCGTTTGTTGGTTGTTCAAATTATCCAAATTGTATGTATACAGAATCTTTATGAATGAGTAGTGAAATTGTGTGTTGTTTTGATAATATAATTTAAAAACCAACTCAATATTAATTATTTGAAGATGGAATTAAATATAATTTTGTAGACAAATTATTGAGACCACTATAAAATAAAGAGGTGAGAAAGTTAGATAGATGGTGGCTAATCTCTTGATAAAGGGGTGATGCCTATGGTTATAGTTGTTACTCCTCGAAAGGATTAGCATGTCTGATTTTGAAATGCTGATGGTTGTATTAACAATCATTGGCTTAGTATTAATCAACAATAAAAACCAAAAAAAATAACCATCACTAACTTTGACGAGTATGATGGTTATTTTATAATCATTAAATTACAGCCACCGTCTTTTTAACGGTCTCACTGAGGCAATGCACTTAATGTGTGTTGTCTTTTCTATTTATAAATTAACATATGAGCATCATTTTGTCTAATACATTAGATGAACCAATTCGAAAACAGCTTTCTACAATATACATTCTGGTGCATTGATACACATATAGTTTATTGTAAAGTGATTTTTCGATGCACGAGAATGATAATCTCAGCGTGGTATTAAACAAATGTTAGAGAAATAACTCTATATGAACTACCGTTACCGATAATGATTAAAGAAATTTTTGATGATTAAGTGGCATGCAACGCTGATTATGATGAATTAAATATAGAAGAATTGAAAAGTCTCACATTGTGAGGCTTTTTTTATTGCACTTAATCCCTCCGATTAATGTAGGGATTAAGTGTTTTTCATTATGATAACCAGTTGAATTACTAATTGAGTTATGGTTTGTCATTGATTTACTGACGCATTTTAAATCACTCATTTCGCTTTTGCAAGTGTAAATGCACAAAATCTGATCTCATTGAAGGGGAGATATCAGATATTGCACTTGCTCAAGCTCTCATGAGCGCTTTTTGTCAATGCTGTAAATACAATTTACAAACCAACTCAATAATTATTAAAAAAACTGGAGGGGCTCAATATGAACTATCAAGAAATTAAAAAAATCCTAGAAAATAGTGAAGTCGAGGAAGTGGTAAAAGCTATATTTGCATATGAAACAGGTGAAGAAGATGAATCTTGTTTAAACTACTTAACAAATTATTACCTTGAGGGTGATATGGAAAGTTTATTAGATTGTGAGATTAGAGAATTACAAATGGAATGGAACTGGCAACGAGCAGTAAATAAACAATAAAAATCATTAAATTTAAGGAAAGGGGGTGATGCCTATGCTGTTCAAAAGTTTTTAAAGGGAGGGGGTGTTATCGGTGAATAGGATTGAACGAAAGAAGCGAGAACGAGATGAAAAAACTGTAAAAGCTAATTTGATACTTTTGTATCTAAACATAGCTCATACAGTTTTAGAAACTATAAGTTTATTAACTTGTTCTCACACATAGGGATTCCCCCCCCCTATGTGTTCTTTCTTCATTTTATCACAGGAGGGATACAATGAAAAGTGATTCAAAAAAAGTACTAGTCATAATGGTAATATTAACTGTCATCAATGTTATTTTAGCGTTTTTATAAATTACAAAATATTTGAAAAGCACTTAATCCATCTGGAAATGAGTGGACTAAGTGCTTTTTATTGTGATAACCAGTTTATTCTTAATTGTTTTCAGTTAAATTGATTAAGAAAGCGCTTAATACAAAAATATGATTAGGTGCTTTTCTATTTATAACCAAGTACGATGAGTAAAGTTTTATAATTGATTTACTGATGCATTTCAAAGCGCTCTCGATGCATCCACAAGTCACATCAGATTTCAGATGTTAACTTGCGCCAGCACGCAAAGCTTATTTATCAATGCTGTAAATGCAATATACAAAACATTACTTAAATTTTTAAGCACTTAACCATTCCTAAAAACAAAGTGGTTAAGTGCTTTTTAAATATTGCTAAAAAACGAACGTAAGTAGAGATTCTATATATCATATTTACGAGAGTTTAAAAAGAAATCCTAAACATTGCATAACATGACAGGTATTGATATAATATAGTCAAGAAAAGAATCGGCGTTGTGGCGCAGATATAAAAATTAATACTGCACGAACTAGAATCGGCGTTGTGGCGCAGATATAAAAATTAATACTGCACCGAAAGAAACAACTATTATTGTTTTAAGGAGGCGTATTTTACGCCTCTTTTTTATTAAATTTATGGAGTGAATAACAATGGAAGTTGTTCGTTTAAATCAAAACCTATTTAATAAATTACGAGGTAAGGAAATATCAAGCAATAAAAATGGTTCAAGACCATATTATTATTCTTTCAAACGCAATAATAATAGAGTTTGTATACCTTTTAGAACAAATGCACAAAAGGTACCTAATAAATATAAAGTTAATTTAGGAGGCGAACAGCCCGATAAACTCAATTCGGCTATCGATTTAACAAAATCTATAGTAATTAGTAATGATGAATATCTTAATAACAGGTCAAAAGCCAAAATACCACAAAATGTTAATAATTTTTTAAAGCAGCAAGCACTAGCTATTGAATAAAAATACGATACTATGTCTAAAGATTACATAAAAGCAAAAGCTAGTTTAAGTCAGATACCTTTAGTTAAATATTCAACTATGCAATACTTTCACAAAGAATTAAATATTCAAGATAGTATTGATAATCAACAAACTAAAAATGCTATTAATGAATTGATAACTAATGGAAGATCAAATAGATATAATAAATTACAATCTTCTCTGCCTAATGAAAAATTAGATTTGCTAGATGATTATGAAACTCTATACGAGTTTAAAAGTTTAACAGACTACCCAGCTAAAATAAATTTTAATGATATTGATAATCCTTATTTAGAAGTTGAGAAAAATAACAATCACTTTACTTTGTCTGCGTTAACTATTAAAAATGAACCTGAAAAGTATGTCAAAGTCTTTTTGAATTATGATATAGAGAATCAAAAAAATAATGATGTTGATTTAGATTTGTAAGGCCTAAGATTTTTGATAATGCCCTGTTTATTAGCGACAAAAGTAAGATCAATATTATATGAATAATCAAGGTCAAAAAGATAGAATCCAGCTAGTCAAAGAGTTTTACAACATACAAAAATAACACATACCTAAAAAAGCACTTAATCCATTGGATATTCTGTATTAAGTGCTTTTTGATAACCAGCTGGATCTGTTGGTAATTATGCCAGCAACCATGAATTAGAAACCAACCCAGTATCAATTGTTGAAAAGGGTATTAAATATAATTTTGTAGACAAATTATTGAGACCACTATAAAATAAAGAGGTGAAAAAGTTAGATAGATGGTGGCTAATCTCTTGATAAAGGGGTGATGCCTATGGTTATAGTTGTTACTCCTCGAAAGGATTAGCATGTCTGATTTTGAAATGCTGATGGTTGTATTAACAATCATTGGCTTAGTATTAATCAACAATAAAAACCAAAAAAAATAACCATCACTAACTTTGGCCGGTTAGATGGTTATTTTTTAATGTCAAACTATAGCTACCGTCTTTTTAACGGTCTCATCAAGGCAATGCACGCAGTGTGTTGCCTTTTCTATTTATAAATTAACATATGAGCATCATTTTGTCTAATACATTAGATTGAACACCGAAAAATAGCTTCCTGCAATAAGTAATATGGTGCATTAAAATGTACAACTGGTCCGTAAATTGATATCTCAATGCACGAGAATGATAATCTCAGCGTGATTTTTCATAAACTGAAATAAAAAAGACTCTACAATACATAATTAGCATTGTAGAGGAAAAAAAGACTGGGTATGACTTATATGAATACAAATATAATTTATCATAATATGCATTTTAAAGCAATTTTATTTAACTATCAGATAGTCCTTGAAGGTGTTGTATAAGTGATTCATCTTCAGCATCTTCATATTCTTTTAATAGATGTGAATAAATAGTGAGTGTTGTATGTATATCCGCATGACCAACTCTTTTAGATATATATTGAATCGTCATCCCTTGTGCCAGCAAGTAGCTACAATGTGTATGTCTTAATGATTTAAGCGTATAATGCTGTAACTTATTTTTGATGCAGAAATTTTTTAGTACATCATTAACTGCCTTATAAGATATAAAATTGACTTTGTTATGGAATATGTAACCATTTTGATTTTTGGGATGCTCTTCAAGTATTTCGGAGATGTACTTCAAGTCATCAAGCGGAACTTTGATTTTACGTTGAGAGTACTTATTCTTTCTATCATCAAGAAAGATTGTACTATTTTCTAAATCAAGATGTTCATATCGTAATTCACGCACGGGTCTAAAGCGTGATCCTGTGATAATGAGGATAAAAATACATAAATAGGAGAGATGCTTTTTTCCTTTCACATGTTTTAACAATAATTTTAATTCTTCTAAAGTCATGAATTTTTCATCCACAACCTGAGATGCTTTAAATCCTAGTGGTTTTGCGTTTTTTGTAGGATTGACTTTAATAAGCCCCTGATCGATGGCAGATTCAAATGCTTGTAATACTGTACAAAAGATATTTTCTGGCCAACATCAAACCCCTCAACTAATTCAGTTTGTTTAAGGCTCATTGCAGTCATTGCTAATTTTTTTGATATATAACCGCCTTTTCTATATCTTTTTCCTTTGTAGTAAAAGTCGTATTGGTATGTGTTGCCTCTTTTCGTTACTCTCATAGAATCACCTTTTATAGACATAATTTTGTTGATAAGTATATATAATACATTTTTCGCGTTCAAGTATATTTTAAAATTTAATTTGTAATAACATTTAAAATGCACGAACAAATACAAACGAAAGAAATTCAAAAATGAGCACATTCGTTCATATTTTTAAGAAGCGAAAGCAAATGAAAATCAATAAAAAAATTGCACAATATTTTTGATACGCATGCTAAAAGGGGTGTTTTTCACGTGATTTGAAATCTGCAAGAGAAATAAAAACTGGAATATGTCCTAATTTGCGTTTTAAGGTACCTACAATTTTATTAAATCGGTCTTTTTAAACCTTGGATTTAGCCAACTAGAAATGAATACGAAGAAGATTAATGAATGAAGTGGAGGAGAAGCGACTAAACTTAGTATTGCCAGATTGTTATTAGAACCTTCCAATGTATTAATTTTAGATGAACCTACTAATTTCTTGGATATTTTCACGATAGAAGCGCTTGAAAACCTTTTAATCAGCTACAAGGGCACAGTCATCTTTACAACACATGACCAAGCCTTTGTCGACAAAGTAGCCACACAAGTTTGGGAGATTAAAAATGGTCGCCTACATAGAAAATAAGTTCTAGTCTCAGCAGAAAATCACTTATTCTCATCACCATGCTTTGAAGTTTTAGATGATGGTAGCGTCATAAGTGATTTTTTAATGAGTACATTAGAAGAATAAGAAATAGGAAAATAAAATATACCCCATAAAGTGAGTAATAGTCTCATTTTGGGGGTATATTCCAATGCGTTACTTTCAATAATGATTTGATGTTTTAACTCATTAAAAATAAGCTATGGAAGAAAGATTTATTTCTAAAAAGTATAGATTATTGATAAATCTAATGCACGTTATGCAGGATTTTTCTCATGCGTTTTTGTGTCGATCAGATTGACTGTATGTGCTTTCCAGTCAACTTCATAAATCGAAGTGAATATAGCATTTCTTTGATTTTTATAGTTCTGACCTGTCCAATGAAAGCCATTCCAGTAATCTGTATAATTATCTAATTCTCTTTGATAAATGATTGTGATTTTTGATTTTTTAGCATCACTAGGTTTATGTGACAATACACTTAAAAATTCAGGATTAAAATTACCTCTTGCTAAAATTGGCATTTGATATGTTGGTAAGAAGTTTTGACCCGCGTTTAATTTACTTTGTCTGCCACCTAAAAATAATTCATTGCCGTAAATTTCATGGTAGCTATCTCGACCATATGGGCCCCAACCGCTGTTCATTATTTTATTTGCTTCAACATCCCAACCAATTGTTTTGTTATCAGTGTGTTTATTGATAGTTGTTCTATAACTTTCTTGTTTATAATTAATTGTTTCTGAAAATGACTCATTTCCATTTAACCCACCTGCTAAGCCTTTCGAGATACCAATATCTCCTCCAAAAGAGTAGCCTAGTGTATTTTGAACTTGAAACTCCTCATTTTGATTTTTAGGTGCATAGTCAACAACATTGACACCTTTTGCATCTGTATTGATTAAGATTGTATATTTAGCGCCCCAATAAAAATTTGAAAAGTTATAATCGTTGGGGTTAGGAGCTTGATAGCCTGAGTTAATATTACCTGCAGCTTTTAGGACGAGAGTATCCTTATCATAGTTTTTATCTTCAATAAAATTAAAAGTTAAAAGTTGAGAAATATTTAATTTATCAGAATCTGAAGTCGCAGTTGTCTTATACAAAGTGATTTTGTCGTCTACTTTTTCCTTAGATACAGGCGTAATTTGATTAGCAGCATAAGCAGAATTAGAAAATAACATAAATGCCACAGATGTTGCTGTAACGACTTTTATCAATTTGTCCATTTTCATTTTAATTATGCCCCTTTACTTTAATTTCGTGTGTTTTCCAATTCACTTCATATTTAATGACAAGGTTTCTATTCACCAATGCATTATGACGTCTTTCAGCGAATATGCCAGTTCGTGTGAAGAAAGTTGCGTAAGTAATGTCTAGGTTTCGACCATAAGCAATTTCGAATTCACTTGTGTCGCCTTTATCTTTTTCATGAGAGACAGTTGCGATAAACGATGGATTAAAACCACTATGAATTAATGGTGGTAAGTTATCGTCTGATACAAAAAAGTCTCTCGCATTAGGACCAATTGGACTTCTTACAAACAAGTGACTGTCGTATGCAGATAATTGTCCATCTTCAGAATTAAATGCATTTGCTTTAACTTCCCATTTAATATTTTTTGAATTTTGTTGAACGACTTCACTAATATAATTTTGTTGATTATAGCTAATTTTTTTTGCATAGTTAAATGCGCCTTTACCATTAATTGATGGTGCACTTTGGAAATTACCGCCAATCGTATAACCTAGTGTTTGACTTACATCTATGGTCTCAATTTTATTCTTTGGAAGATAATTAATTAATGAGACGTTCGGATCACTTGTTTTTAAAGCGATATTATATTGAAAAGGCCAAAGCAATCTTTTCGTAGCTTCATATCCTTTTCCTTTTACATCAGTGAAACTCGTTCTCGAATTGATAAACCCTTGCATTTTAATAATTAATGCATCTTTGTTATATTTGGGGTCTTTAACAAAGTCGAATTGAATGTTTTGAGTCACACCCCATTTTTTACTACTCACATCCTCTGTTCTTTTAATGATTTGTGCTCCTTCGCCGATCTCTTCTATATTGCTTGCGGCTGTGGCTCCTTCACTGTAAGGGGTAATCAGTGGAAGAACTAAGCTTATAGATAGTGTTGCGGCTAATAATTTGTTTTTTACCAT